CATTTAAGTTTTAAGTCTCACAGTTTAACTGAATATTATGATAGTTTAACAAAAGAAGAAAAAGAGAAATTCATAAAGGATAGAGCTAAAACATTAAGAGAAACTAGAAACAAAGCTGCATTAAAAGATATAACAAAGGCTGTGCAACTAACTAGGGTTACTGTTATGAATTTCTTAAAGAAAGAAGGCTTTTCATTTCCAAGAAAACAGAAATCTAAAGCAATAGAGGACAGAGACAATGCAATAATTGAGATGGCGAAAAGTGGCTTGAATAATTCTGAAATCGCAAAAAAGATCGGTATTAAAAAGTACACAGTTGCTTGCGTGAAAAGTAAAGAACGAAATCATAAAATTTATTATCAAGCTAAGTCTAATTTAAAAACAAAAGCAGCTACATTAAAAGAAGTTGCAATAAAATTATATGAAGAAGGTTATGAAGAAAAGACCTTATCGGTTGACATGATAAGGTATATAGAGAAAGAGGCGTTAAGAAAGTTAGGTAAATATTTTAAAAATAACAATATAGGAGTTTAGTATGACTAAAGTTAAGCTTATCGACAAGTTTACCGAGAAACACCCCTACCTCAATCGGTTTGAAAGTGGGGAAAACGACCTAAAATTAATTTTACGCTTGATTAAAGAAGATGAAAAATTGAACAAAAGAGGGCGTGAAAGATTTGGTGACGATTGGGTTGATTGTCACCCGCATTCAAAAATTTTAAGGTTGTTTGCAAAGATTTATAAAAATCAACCTAAATTTATTAGCATGAGACACACAATTTCAGACTTCTGTAAAATTGAACCAGAAGATAGTGAGAATGTTTCAAAAAGTATCATAAAAAGGGCGCTAAACTTAACAAATGCTCGCTATTTCGTTCCCCTTGACTTCATGAGGGCTTGTAGGGCAGCGCATCAAAGCTATGATAAAATTGACACAAAATTCATTGAAAAAGTTAAGGCTGAATATTGTGGTGAAAGCTATTATTTCTTTGAAATAGATGCAACTTTGAAATTATGGAAGCAAATTGACACCTACAAGAAAGATACTGTTACGTTGTCTACTAGCACCATGCACAACATACTTGACAGGCCGCTTTTTTTTAGTGATTTTGAGGGGCTTATAGACGGTGAAAGTTTAGGAGATTTAAATCATAGAATACATATTTTGAAAGATAAGGAAGCTTGGAAGAAATATAAAAGTTATGTTAAAAAAGAATTAAATATTGAGGTGGCAAAGCTTGAATTTGAAAACGCGTTAACTGACATGATGCCAATTAACTACATTCAAAAAAGATTCTTATTTGCCACAAAAAAAACATTGCAATGGATGATTATGCAAAGAGAAAATCACAAGTTGAAGGGGTGGCACGTTATAACTGATGAACTAGAGAGGTGCTTAAATGAAGAGTAGAGAAGAGATACTAAAATATATAGAAGAATTAGAAAAAGAAAAAAATGATTATGAGCATGGGAGCGATGACTGGTTTAGTATAATTAGTGTAGTTAACGCTTTAAAGTGGGTTCTCAAGGAGGACAAATGAAATACTCTAAACTAATGGAAGCAGTCTTCTATAAAAACACAGACCTAATTAAAACCCTATTAAAACAGGGTGCAGATTGCAAGAAAAAAGAAGACGGTGAAAGCCCATATAGCATAGCAAAAAAAAGAGGTTATGATGAGATCTTAAAAATGTTTAATTCATGGCTGAAATACAAAGAAAAAGAAGCAGAAAACACTAAGCAATAACAACGGCTTACACTTTGTTTCATTTTATTTCAATTTTATTTAACATTTTACTTGACAATTACCTCAAAATACATTATATTGCATATATAGAGTTAAGGAAAAGGTTCTTAACTAAAAAGTAATTAAAGGAGATTAAGATGACTAGACAAGAAAAATTAAATGCAATTGAAAATGCAATAATGTTTGACAAAAGTGTAGAAGAAATTTTAAGTCTAATAAAAGGGCTTAAAACAATAGCTTCGAGAAAAGGTCAAGTTGAGTTTTTAAGACAAGCACGCCCTAACTTAGACATATCTTATTTTGACATGACTACAGAAGAATTGAAAAAACATGAAGAGCAAGGATATGACGGTTTTTATATGTCTTGTAGTCGAGATTGGAATAAAACTTTTGGATATGTTATTTGGAAATAGTTTTTAATCAGACATGAGCAAGTCTTTAAGCTGCTTGTTAATTTTATTAAGGAGGTAATTATGATTTTTAGTGCATTAGGTTTATATAACGTAGTAGGCTTTGACAAAGCTCACAACCCGAAACATTTTGATTACATCGGAACTGTTGAGTTATTTGACTCTGAATATGGCATTTATCAAAATAAAGAGACAAGGGAATATTTTAAAAGAAACACATCAATCACAACATTTGATGTTACCAGATTGAGCACAGATGAGTTTAAAGAATATTTAAAGGCTAGAAGATTTTAATCTATATAGGGTAACACGTTGATGGCGTTTTATAATTTTATAAATAACACAATATATGGTTAGGACAAAATTGATGTGTTACCCGTGGAGGTGAGATGTGAAAACAATAAAAACATTTAAGTTTTAAGTCTCACAGTTTAACTGAATATTATGATAGTTTAACAAAAGAAGAAAAAGAGAAATTCATAAAGGATAGAGCTAAAACATTAAGAGAAACTAGAAACAAATTAAAAGGATAAAGATGTTTAATCTATTCACATTTATGTTATATTTGGTTCAATTGTTTATGACAATTTATGAATATGTAAAGTTGACTTAGGGGGGTATTATGACGGAAGAAGAAAAATATAGAATATTTACAGGATTTAAAGAGACAATAAGACAAATGTTAATCGACAAGCGTTTATCGTCTTTAGATATTGCAGCTTTTGAGGAACTTGAACAGATGCTTCATATATTACAAAGAGAAAATAAAAGCCTTAAAAATAAGGTAGAGAAAATGAGGCGTTGTGAAAACTGTAGAGATTACAATGGTCTTGCTAGAATGTGCATTTCTGATAAATTTAGAGGTGACAAACATGAATGCCATGATAATCGCCATAAGTTTTGGGAGCCTGCCAATGTTTGACAAATATTATAAGAAACTATTTAACACTATATTAATCTTGCTTATATTCTTTATTATTCTTTGGGTTGCAAATATTTACTTGAAGAGCAAAGATATAAACATGCTAGAGAAAAAAGAAGTTAAACGAGTTAAGGTAAGGAGGCATAGAAATGTCACGCAACGATAAATAGTTAAACATAAGAGAAGGATTTTTCATAAATTTGAATAAGTTAATTTATTCTACATTTGAAGATGGGTGGTTAGTAAATTATTATGAAAAAGACGAAAAGACTTTATATGATGTTCAGGGTAATGAAATTATTTTATCGTTGTTGATTAATAATTATATTAAGAATAAAATGACGAATGAGAAAGACAAATTAAAAGCATTACACGTTGAAGTTGACACTAAGACTGGAGATATAAAAAATGTTGAAACAGATGAAGTTGAATATCCAAAACCTGAAACGAAAGATGTGTTATATGTTGACGAAAAAGGGCCTTTAGGGTTCACATATGAAATAAAAGATGATATAAACATGATTTACCTAAAAAAAGGAACAGAAATGAAGAATAAACAATGTGACAATAGAACATTAACTGAGGTTTTATCTGAAGATATTTGCTTACTTAAGAAAGAAAACAAGGAGCTTAAAAAACAAATCGAGAAAATGGGAAATTGCGGCAACTGCAAACATTGTTTTAGAGAACATTATCAAGGCTCAGACCCTTGGTTGGAATGTGAAATAACAGGGGAAACAGTAAAAACTGCAGATAAGTGTGAATATTGGAAGTTAATTAAAGATAGTTGGATGCAAGGAGATATAACATGAACGACAAACAAATTTTTGAAAGCTTAAACTTAAAGATTGAAGAATTGCAACATGAAATTGAGTTATGCAAGAAAAACGAAAATACGCAATGTGAAATAAGATATTTAATATCTGATGAGAATGATAAATTAAAAGAGCGGATTGAGAAAATGAAGAATTGCGAAAACTGCAAACATAGCGCGAGGTTTGTAATGGGGGGTGCCGCCTCTTGTTGTGGCGAGTCTAAATTTGAAAATAGATGTCAAAAAAATAAAAATAGCGAATGGGGACTTAAAAATGACTAACAAAAGAGGAAGACAACAAGCTCAATCACAAGAAGCACAAGATAAAATGATTGAGATGTATAAAGCTGGGATTAAAGTTAAAGATATTGCTAAAGAGTTAGGGCTTTCTGTAATGACTATAGGGAAATATTTAAAGAAAAATGGCATTAAATTAACAGATAACATTTTAACAAAACAAAAAGATGAAAGAAAAAAATTAATTATAGGATATATAAAACAGGAGAAAAGGCCTGCTTGGATAGCTGAGAAAATTGGAGTTACTGGAGCTTATGTATCTGGAATAAAACATAAATATTTAAAAGAAAAATATAGAAAATAAAGGAGATAAGATGAAAGATTTAAAGAATAAGAGTGGTTTTGAGATTTTTTCGTACATAGCTTTTGCTATGATGTTGACAATTTTTGAGTTTAGCATGTCTATAGCGTTGTATTACTTTGTTTTAAATGAATTATTTAGCTCAGTGCTTGGTTTAAATTTACCCCATGTAAATAAAGCTATAGTCTTTTTAATAGTTTTGACATATGCGATAGATAAGTATTTAAAAAATAGAAAAACAGAGAAAAGATTAGACAATCTTGAGTCTGAATTGCAAAATTTCAAACGATAAGGAGCAATATGAAACAAGAATTTATAGATAAAATTACAAAAATTGCTACTGATGCAGCTATTAAGGCTATTAAGGAACAGCTGGAAAAGGAAGAACCAAAAAAAAGAAGCATGGAGGAGTTATATGAAATGTTTAAAAATATAGAAGAGCATTTAAAAAGTTTTGGGATTAAAGCATACTGCGGAAAAGCGGAGGGTAAACTTGGGAGCGAGGTTTTCATAGTGATACATCGTGATGAAAACACATACAATGATCGCAGAGTTATGATTAACGAATATTATCCGAGAGTTAAGCAAAAGAAAGAACTTAAATGGTTGGGAGAAATAATTCAAGAAACTAAGAAAGAGGCTAAGGAAAAGAAAATTATTGACGAAATAGATAAGCTGTGTAAGCAAAAGGGTTTGAGTTTTAACTCTAGATACACCTGCATAACAAAAGGCGTTGACTCCACAATACTTGTCAATGGTTCACTAGAAAAACAGTTTGACTTCATCCAGAGCTATTCTGAAACTTGCCTTGAATGCGAACATTTTGAAGGTGAATGCTATAAAGGTGTTAAGCATGGAAAAGGCAAGATACTTTATAAGAAAGATATGAAAAAAGGCTGTAAACACTTTAAAAAGGAGAAGTAATGTTAAAGCGAACCAAAGAAGTAAGACAAGTTTTGAAAAGAAAACAATTGGAGCGTAGGTTGAAAAATAAAGAAAACAATGACAACAAAACTAAAAGCTTGAGGTGAAAAATGTTTGAAGAAGAAAATAAAAGCATACGTCATTTTAGGGCAAGCATTACAGTTTTAGCGGGGCTTGCGGTTGGTATCGTTGGGTTTTTAATATATCATAATATTTAGGAGAAAACATGAGTAAAGAAGGTACAAAAAATGACTCAGGGAAGCCAAAGGTAAATTTATTAATTACAAATTTCATATTTGAGATGGCAAGAGTTCTTACAAAAGGGGCCGCTAAAAATGGGGCATTTAATTGGGTGAAGCTACATAAAGACAGAATGAGAGGGGCGTTATTAAGGCATGTTCTAAAAACTACAAATACAAATGCAGTTGTAAACTCAGATGATTTTGATGGGCTTGAAGAGGTATACACGGCTGTTAATTGTATGTTTTGTGATTTCTTTGATTCTGTAAGGTCAGAAAGAGAAGAAGAAGAAAATCCAGAGACTCATTTTATTAGATTTGATTTACTTGAACCTGAATTTTTATTTAAAATGGCAGAGATAGCAGAGGGGTTTGGAGTTAGTGAAGAAAACTTTAATCCAAAATATAAAACATATTACTATTGCCAAATGTTTGAAAGTGCTTTTAAAAAAGAATATGCTAGGTCTGCGGTTTATGCGATGTTCCTGTGGCAGATGAAAGTAAACGGTGATGAGTTTGAAAAAAGTAAACCTGAATTAAGTGAGTCTGAAGAAAAAGACTCATTCAGGGAAAATAAAAGGATTAAAGAAGAGAATGAGAAGGTTAAAGGTGAGAACAAAGAGGAAGACATGGAAACCCTTAAAGCTCGCTTGATTGCAATAAAAAAAGAAATAGTTGTTGCTGAAGCTTCAGCTGATAAAAGACATTAAATAAGAATTAGAAATAAACTAAAATATACTTGACATTCACTTTAAAATATGTTACATTGGATTAAGTTAAGAAAAAGGTTCTTAGCAAAATAAATAAGGAGGTAATTATGGAAACATTAACAAGCGTTTTAATTAAAGAATTAACTGAACAAGCAACAAAAGATATTGATGATATGTTTATTGAACATTATGCGTTGATGAGGTTAGATAACACATTTAAAGTTAGAGCTAAAAGAGTTAGAAGAAAAGTACATCATTCTGAAAAAAGAAGACATTTAACATTAAAGTTAGCACAAGAATACAAGTTAAGAAGAAAAACAATGATGTCAAAATTTAAATATTACACAGAAGATTAAGGAGGCTAAAATGGCAACATGGTATGAACATGAACAATTAGGTGATAGCATCATTAACTTGGACTTAGTTAAGGAGGTGAAAATGAATAAAAAAGAATTAAAATTTAACGTTAAAATAAACGATGAAAAAATAGATTTTACAGAATTACCTAAAGATGAGATTGCACTTTCTCCTAGTAGAAAAGTTACACTAACTCCAGATTCTAGCCTCTGGGGAAATTTCATAAAACACAATGATGAAGTTGAAGAAAATTATGAAATTATTGATGACAAAGAACATTGTTTAATAGAAGATAAAGACGCCTTTTATGTTGAGGTTGATGATGAAATTATTGATGTTGGTGTTTTCGCTTGGCTTAATGATGAAAAGACTAAACAAAAAAGATTATATTTACTTAGTTTTTATGAAGATAGTGGTTTTGATAATATATTATTTTCAGATGTTAAGGAAATTAAAGAACATAACGAAAAGATTAAATTTTATTTATTACAAAAGTGTTCTTACGCAATAAGTCAAGGAGAACTAAATGAAAATTAAAAAACACTTAATGCTATTTACTATTTTTGCTTTGTTATACATGAATATAGAAGTAATCATAGGTGCCTTCTTTTATCCCTTGGGTAAGTATGGTGCCTTAATGGGTAGAACTTCTTTATGGATGGGTTTGTTGGGTGGAATATCTGGGTTGTTTATAGGCATGTTGAATGAAAAGACTAAGTTATCTATATTTAAGCAAACGGTAATCTCGGCAATATTTATTACAACCATAGAGTTCATAACAGGATATATATTAAATATTAAGTTAGAGTTTGCTATTTGGGATTATTCTATGTTGCCATTGAATGTAATGGGTCAAATATGCTTGTTGTTTATAGGGCTTTGGCTGATACTTGCTCCGTTGGGAATTTTCATCGATGATTTTGTTAGGCATTATATATATGGTGAAGAGAAACCAAGTAAATTGATAGATCATTATAAAGCATTAATTAAGTTTTAGGGGGTGTGAGATGTGGATTTTAATTGCTGTATATACAGCTTTAAACTTGGTTGTTATAATTTTGCTTAAGAAGCTGAATTGGAGCAGAAGATTGTTAAAGGTAAATAGAGAGCTATTTGTGCAAATCATGAGAGATTATGTGGGGAAAGTTGGATTTGCAAACGTATTGCTTGACGATGGGGTTTTGTATCATTTTTATATTGAAAATGGCAAAATAGAACTTAAGGTGACATCAGATAAAGAAGAGATTAAAAAATATTTAGATATGGAGGAGTAAATGAATTTATTTAGAATATTAATGACACATTATGCGCCAAAAGACTCAGCAACAGGTACAGAATCTTATGTTATATGTGAAAATGAAAGCAAGTTTTATGATTATTTTAAAGAGCAAGATTTTGATTGGATAGAAGATTATGAGTGCTACTTTGACAAAGAAGAGTTAGAAGAAAAAAGTTGGAAAGAAAGGGTTATTGAAGGGAGGGGATACTCTGAGATGGAGTTAGACATATATAATGATTTATATTACGGATTAACTGCTTATGATTGGGAGATAGTAGCTGAAGATATTAATGTAGATGATTTTAAAAAAGCAATAGAATTAGGGATAATTAAGGAAATAAAATAAGGAGGCCAGGTGAACAAAATTAAGTTAAGCGATGTTTTAGTTATTATAGCTGTAATAATATTGGGAGTTATAATAACCATGCGATTTACAAGTGGAAGTGGATGTAACTATAGTGATGAAGAGTTAAGGCAAATGGAAAAACAACAAAGAAGAAACATAGGAAAGTCAAAATCAAAGAAATAATGAAGGGAGACAACATGAAAAAACTAACAACAGCAAGAGCAAAACAAATATTAAGAAATTTACCAGATGGAAAAAGTTATACAGAAAAACAAAAGAAGTACTTTTTTAAGATGTTAGTGATGCTGAAAGATTATGAAATAATATATGCAGTTAAATCTAAAGCAATTAAATCTTTAGTGATAAGTTTAAATTATCTTTGCTCTTGTGTGTTTGATGTAGAAAGATCTTTTGAATATATGCGTGCTGTTCCTGTTTTAGATGATAACAATAAAACATCTATTGTAAGTGTAATATTTAGTGTTCCTTATCATGTTCACAGGCACGATGACTTTAAGTATGTTTTGTTGGGTAAAATCAGTAAGTTGAAAGATTATATAGAGAAAAATAAAATGGAACTTTTAAGCGATTTGTAAAAATGGACCCCTTGTATTTGCAGAAATGGACCCCCCTGTAAAAATGGACCCCCTAGATTTGCAAAAATGGACCAACTATGGTAAACTATGTGTGTGTAATCAGCTAGGAGTTGTTATGGAACATGAAGAAAATAAAAGTTTATCAAGAAAAAATGCTTATGAGAAGAAAAAGGAATTAAAGGATAAGCAAATTAAAGAAGTATGTAGGTTAAGATCACTTAATATTTCAATAAAACAAATAACTAGACAAGTAAGCTATAAGTTTGAAAAAGAGATACCTAAATCCACGGTTGTTAGGTGGCTAAATCAAAATAGAGATAAGATAAAGAAAATGGCTGATAAGTTGACAGATGAAGAAAAAAAGGAGATTGCAGAAAGAGAGGAAGCAAAGAAAACCAAGAAGATTGTTGAGAAAGCCAAGGAAATAAGTAAGATTGTTGAAATCAAAAAGAAAGAAGCTAGCAATGAAATAAATGAAATCAAAGAACAAGCCAAAGAATTAAGCGATGATATTGAAAAACAAAGAATGGCAATAAAGGTTAATGCACCTGTTGATAAGCCCAAGATTGAAGTTTTAGATGCAGAAGAAAAACCAACTAGCAAGAAAAACTTGCAAGTTGAACAACCCAAAGTTGAGGTGTTAGATCAAGGCAAAAAGAGTGAAGAGAGGGTTCTTGATAAGTTTGTATTCTTACAAGAACATACGGCAAAAAGTAGGGTAAACGAAATAACTAAAATACAAAAGCGAATGAAATCTTTAGAAAGGAGATTGCGTTTTGAGAATGGAGATAGTCTTAAGGAGATACAAAATAAGTTAAGTATTGAAATGGCTTTAAGGAAGCAATTTATGTTGTTATGTAATGATTTAGATAAGCATATAAGAGAATTTAGAGTAAGCATGCTAGATCAAGTTGCAGAGGATACATTATCTTATGAAGATTTAAGAGGCTTAACTCAGGATGATTTCGCTGCATATTTAAATGGAGATGTTGAGCCTGAACAAATGCCAAAGGAGGTTGAATGATGAGTGACAACATAAAAGTAGACGTAAGCATCAAGGATGCAAAAGAAGTTAAGGAAATGTTGGATAAGGCTAACGAGGTGGTTAAGAAGCAGGGTAAAGAGATAGATTTAATGAAAAATTGTTATAATTGCAACTTCCTAATATATTATGATGGTTTTGCTTGCGAAAAATGGACAGGTACGGCATGCTTTTACAACTTTTTATTTAAGCATAAAGGTTGCAAAAACTGGAAACTAAGGGGAATAACATGGTAACAGTTAATGAAAAACATGACATTAAAACAATTACAATAATAACACCTAAAAGAGAACATTATTTTTTTGAACATGGAACATGGGAGAGAAAGTTTGAAGAAGAATATAAAGAAGAAATTAAACTTTTAAAGCAAGAAAACAAAGAACTTAAAGAAAGAATTGAAAGGAAAAACAAAAGGCTAGACACAAAATATTGTCCTTGTTGTTCAAAAAATCTGACAGGAAAGTCAGCTGTTGGCTGGAGACTTATGTCTTTTTGCAATAATGATTGTTTAGATCACTGGGAAAGGTTTTATAAGGAATTTAACGGGGAGGTAAAATGACAGATAATTCACAATTTATTAAAAATACATTAGAGAGGCTAGAAAAGATAAACTTTTTTTATGATTATTGTAAGGTTAATTTCATGACAGAGCGTAATAATTGCTATGTAGCTGATTTTGATGGTGGCAATGGCAGCCATAGGGGATATTTTCTAAAAAACTCAAGCGAACTTTTGCTAAGAATGCAATTTATAGAAATGTTTTTATGTTGTTTTCTTGATTTACCAGAGGACATGAAAGAAGAAGGAGTTCATGGTGTAATAGCTCATTTAGGTTGGGACATAACTGATGAAAAAATTAATGACCTTAATGTAAAATATGAAGAGGGTTTAAAGAGAATTAAAGAACTAAAGCAATGTGGAAACTGTACACACGTTACAATACATGGAATGTACTGTGATCATGATGATGGAAATAAAGAAAAGATTTGCTGGAATGAAGAAACTTATATGGAATGTTGGGAATTAAATAAAAACGGATGATATTAACAAGGAGACAAAATGAACATACTTATATTTATTAAATGCTTTATAATGCGTATTTTTACATCAAAGAGATGCAAAGAGCTCACTTTATTTAATTTTAAAGATAAATAATGCTTGACATTAGGTTTGAAATATGTTATGGTTATGTAGTTACAAAAGGTGTAACTTAATTTAAGGAGGTAATGTGAATTTTGAACCATATTATAGATTAACAGCAAAATTTTTAGAGTTGCTAACCATAGACCCAGACCTATGTCAAGTTTGCAGAGACTTTAGGGCTGAAGGGACTTGCGATGACTGTGACTCAAGAGCCTGTGAGTATTGCATGAATGAAGAAGAGTTCGACCCAAGAATGGGTTATGGATGTTGGGGTAGAGGAAATGGAGCCACTGGTCCTGGTATATTGTGTGACAATTGTTATTTTTAATTAACAAACCAAAGGAGGTAAAAATGGCTAAATTTATAGTTAAAACTGTTACGAAAGAAGAGATGATGGAACAAGTGAAAGAGTATGACTTAAAGAGTAACGAAACTGAATATGCACTAAGCTTTTTTAAGGAATGTGGATGTGCAAAAGAACACTTAAAAAGCGATAGAGTGTTTGAGGGTGATTTGATAAACAAAATTGATAGCGTGTATCTTGTTGGCGTTACACAAAATGGAATATTATTCAAAAAAAACAGAGTAACAGGCAAGCTTTACTTAATAACTGAACATTGTTTATATAAGGGAAGAGTGAAAACTCAAGGCGGCTATGTAACCTTTGATGTAAAAAAAATGTTAACAACTGTTTATTCTAACGAAATAACTAGTTTTGAAGTTTGGACAACACAAGAAGAACGCAAGAAAAAAGAAGTCAAACAAGACCACGCACTTTTCCCAACTAAGAAAGAAGATAAAGAGAAGCCTATATTAGACATAAATTACAACAAAATAACAAGCGAACGCACAATTGTTGACCTCCTTGTTTATGAGTTCTTGTTTACAGATAGCACGCTAAGTAATTTGAGTGAAAATCTTAAACTAGATGCAGACAACAAGAAGTTTCTACGTGAAGCTTTAAGGGAAAAAATTACAAACGCATTAAAAAGACTAGAAAAATAAAGGAACAATATGATGTCACATATGTTGAGCTTACTCGTGTTGCTGCAAATGTCTGTTTTTACCGCTGTTACTACATTTGCTTATGTTTGTCATGGAAAGCTCTTAAAGGCAAAAGATGACTTAATAAGACAACAAGCAAAATTAATTGAAATGACGGAGTTAGATAATAATCATTTAAGAAAAACAATAAAGGAGCAACATGGCAAACTGGATAAAAATAAAACAACAAAGAATTAATTTAGATAAATACAGCAAGGTTACCGAATGCAAGATGTCTGGAGAACATGGCATAAATTTTTCAGGAGATAATCCATTTCATCTATTGTTTAAGGACAGTGAAGAAAGAGATCAAGAGTTAAATAAAATAGATGTTGTGTTGTTTAAGAAGAATGAGAACAGTGTAGTTGTGGCGGGTGAATTTGACTTACTTTATGCGGGGGTTGGCAAATGAGTGAAATGCAAGAGTGTGCTATGTGTAAAATAAAATCAGTGCAATTGTTTGAATGTGAACGTTGCAAGTCTTATATATGTAAAGCGTGTGCAATTATGTATGACCCTTTGTTTTGCAGTATAGTTTATTGTAGAAAGTGCGTTAAGGGTGCTTACATAAAGAATGAGGAGGTAAAATGAGCGAGAAATTAACTATTAAAGATAAGTGCTTGAATATACTTAAGCATAAGAGGTTTAGGGATTTGGGGTTGAAGATAATGGACACCAATGATTTATGTTTTCATATATGTGATTTTATTAGACTTGAGGTTGCATGCAATTTTGTTGACTTTAATTCTAATACAAGCAAAATGTATGACACCCCATATGAGATCACGGAAGATGGATATAAGTCAGCATTAAAAGATTTAAATGAATATGCTAAAGAAGTTGAAGAGCAAAAAGAGCAGGAAGAGAGCGTAAAGGCAGGCAATGCACTCAAAGCATATGTAGATGGATCAGATGTCCCAACTTCTAACCTAGACGATATAGACATAGTAATGAACAATGAAAGGTTAAATAAAATACGAAAAGAAATAAGTGCAATGTTAGAAAAAGAAAACGCCAATAATGTTAATAAATTAAAAAAAGAAGTAGAGTCCATAACATCTAAAAACTTAAATCTAACATTAACAATAGAAGCATTAATAAAAAAGAAAAATGAATTAGCAAAGAAGATTGAAGATGATGCTAATAATACAATAACATATAATAAGTTTAGGGAATCTTTGGTTATATCTCAAAAGGAAAGGTTGGATAAAGTTTTGAAAGAGAATGAGGAGTTGAAGAAAGAAAACATCTTGCTTGGCAATAAGTTAATGGAAGAATTTAAAAGCCACAACGTATTAATTCGCCAACATGATGAGCTAGGCAAGCAAAACGACGAACTAAAAAGAGAACATCAAAAATACTACATTCTTAAAAGAAAACTAAGGGTATTCAATGATGTTTACACAGAATTGATAAGATCAAACTTTGTTGACATTGATGCTGAAGAAGAAAAATATTATTAAGGAGGCAATAATGAACAAGAACTTTATAGAAATTGAAACATGGGAAAAAGCAATTATATACATTAAGAAAAGTTCACTTTTAAATCTTGATTATTTTGACAAATGCCACGCAATAATAAATGACTATTATGGAAGAAAAGTTGCACTTAATCTTGGTCGTTTTGAGCTAGAAAATGATTTACAAAATAAAAGAAGGTGAATTGCTTAACTTAAACTCTATTACTACAATAGCAAAAATTGAATCTTTAAAAATAGGATTCATCGTTGACATAGCTACATCGCTTATCAAAGAGTTTGCCACACAAGCAGAAAGAGATACTGAGTTTGAAAAATTAGAAGAAGTTTTGTCGTTTTAAGCAACGAAACTCACAAAATAACTAACTATAATCCTTGACATTACACCAAAACACCTATATAATGATGTAGCTCTCCTTCCCTGATCAGGATTGTGAGAGTGTTTATTCTTACAATAGGGAGGGAGCAGTTATGTCTAAAGAAAAAGATTTAGTTACAATTAACAAAAAAAAAGAAGAAGCCCGCGTTAGTTCAGAGGTAGTGGCACTTGAGTTAGGAAAAGATCGTTTAAATACAAACGAATTAATAGAAGACAATAGGCAATATTTTGAGCAAATAGGAAAACTAAAGGCTCGGTTTAGAACCGAGTCTTCAGGGCAACAATATAAGATTTATGAATTAAACGAGGATCAAGCATATTTACTTTTAACATTTTACCGAAACAATGAAAAAGTTAAACAAGCTAAAGTTAACTTAATAAAGGCTTTCTCTAATGCTAGGAAAATGATTATAAGATTTGCATCTAATCAAAACAATACATACTGGCTCCAAACAAGACAAGAAACAAAAGAAACCAGATTACTAGAAACTAATGTAATAAAAAAATTCGTAGAATATGCAACTAAGCAAGGCTCAAAGAATGCAAAATTTTATTATTCCAATATAACCAAGGCAGAATATAAGGCTCTTTTTTTTATCGAGCAAAAATATGAAAACATAAGAGATCTTTTGAATCACATTCAATTGTCATATTTAAAGGTAGCAAATGGAATAGTTGAAAAAGCATTAAAAGATGGAATGAATGACAACTTAAGCTACAAAGACATATATAGAATTATTAAAAAGAAATTAGAGTTCTTTGGTGACATGGTTGGGAAATCACCTATATTAGATTTGAAAAGATTAAACTAAGGAGATTAACATGTTTATAAGATTTGATAACACAATCGTAAACCTTGATAGAGTTGATTCAATTAGGCAAGAAAACGAGAAAATAAAAATTGAAAAAAGCAATGGTCTTGTTGCTGAAATAGGCTTTAAAACAGCAGAATTAGCCAAAGAGGCCCTAGATAATATTTATGCCGTAATAAGGCCGCAAGAACAGAAGTCCTTAGAAGATGTTATGAATAACGACAATGAGCAAAATAAAAAGATTCTTGAAGGTTTATCAAGAATAAATAATTCATTGTCACAATTATCGCAATCAGTAAGATATCTTAAATAAGGGTTTACCTTAAGGATTAATTTGCACCTAGTATCAGTAATACATAATCTAATGCAAGATTACAGATATCATTCTGTAAATGAAATATGGAATGAGCTTCAAAAGAACTGGAATATAGAAAAATATTACCTAATTCCTCCAGTGCCACACCCTGATGATGTTTCTAGTAGATTTCAATACACCAAAAGCTCACTGTTTACATTTCAAGGTGGGTTTATAGACTTGTCTATGGCTCCAAAAGATAATCGCTTAAAAGATTATTTATTTAGAGTAATGGAGATGCTAAAGTTCAACGCTAGGACAGATGTAAATTCTTTCATAGAGTTTGTTTCAGATGATGCAACACATAATATATGCCAAGCGTGGTTTCATAAAGAATGGCAACACTTAATTACAAATTACAATAGATTGTTTATAATGGCTCATAGAGAATCTGCAAAGACCAGTCAGATACTGCCTAGATTTTTATTTGAATTAGGACATGATATAAACTTGTTAGCTAAATTTGTAACAGCAACAGGGGAGGATAGTGTAAAAAGATCTAGGTATGTTATGCAAACCATAGAAAGAAACCATAGGTTTAGACTCATATTTCCACACATAAAACCAAGCAAGGGCAATTGGTCTACCAAGAGTCTTGAGATTGTAAGAGAGGTAATTAATAAGGAGCCAACATTAGAGGCATGTTCAGTACTTGGCTCAAACACTGGAGGGCGTGCATCATGGGTAATGGTAGATGATATAGTTGGGTTTAAAAATGCCCTGCAATCACCTTCTTATATAACTACAGTAAAAAAAGCTTGGAACGCAGACTGGGAACACATTACTGCCACGGCTGGAAAAGTTGTATATATTGCTACACCATGGAGTGAGCAAGACTTAAGTTCTGAAATATCTCAAAGAAGCGATTACCACACTGTTGTGTACAACATTGAAGATGATTTAAAGCCAATTTGGTACCCGAAATGGACAAGAAAAATATTCAAACAAAAATTTGAGAATGATCCAGTTGAATTTGACAGAGGATATAAATTAAGAACTATATCAGATGGAGAAAAGATATTAAGACCAACTGCGATTAATTATGTTGATTTGAAAGATATAGAAGTAATAAGTCAAAATGAAGATTTAAGATTTTTCCTAAGCTATGATTTAGCTAATGAAAATAGACCAGATAGTGATCATTTCGGTTGCGTAAAGGGCTTTTACAACATGATAGATAGAACGCTATACATATACGATGCGTATTCCATGACTGCAAGTATGCCAGAGCAGGTTAACTTAATTAAAAGAGATTTCAGGCAGCTTAAGGGACATTGTCAAGCTGTATTTGTAGAAAGCACAGGTTATCAAACATCTTTAGTTGATTATTTTAAAAGCTTAGATACTGATAAATTGCCAATTAACTTTATTAAAATGAAGCCACTAAAAGAAAAGAAGGTGAGATTAAAATATGTTTCACCTCTAATGTATCAAAAAAGAATAGTATTTATGAGTGACATGCTTTATGAAAATGGTGTAGACTTTGGAACCAAAAGACATTACACAAAGAAAGCATTAGTTAAGCAATTAGAGTCATTTACAGGCACAACAAAAGACGGTAAGAAAGATTTAGTAGATGCTTTTTCTCAATTGGGGTTTGGTGTATATAAGGAATTTTATTTTGATCCTGAAGTTGGGCTTGCAGATATTAACATTTTCTATGTTGGAAAAGATTAATTAAAAATAACTGAATAATAACGGACACATGGAAATAATTTAATCTTTTTTGCACTTTTTTTTACTCACATAAACACTTAGAATGTATAACAAAAGGCATTCCAAAACAATAAACTTTATCCCAAGTATCCGTTATTACCTTTATTTTTATTTTTTAACACGTATACTAAAAGTGTAACATGTTCTCAAACTATAAACGAAGGTGCTATATGAAATATCAATTATCTTTAGATGAATTAAATAAAAGAATAAAAAAACTAAAAGTTAGATGGCTTAAGGGCGGGTTCTTCAATGAAAGTGACTGGAATCTATTGCGAGAAGGTGTTCAAAGAGATTGTGAAGAATTAAAAAGTAAACTTAATGCTTGATTGCCTTACGAGAAACTATTTGTCATAATTGTAATATTTATTTCTCATCACACATGATATAGTCTCAAATGACACATTAAATAATTTTGCTAAATATGAATAAGTAAGTTTACCTTTATTTGCCCTTATGAATTCAACCTGTGTTTTGCTTAGTTTAGCGTTGGGGTGCTTATCTTTAGACCCTCTTAGGTTATTATCGTAAGCATGTTTTAGGTTCATTGAATAGGTGCTCCACTCTAAATTTCCTAATCTATTATCTATCTTAATCCCATTTTTATGATTAACTATTAGTTTCTTCTTGCTTTGGTGTTTTTCAATAAATGCTTTAGCTATCAGCGTGTGTACTTCTATGGATTTATGTAATCCATTTTTGCGCAACCCGATCATTGGGTAGCCAGCTCGACTTATTCTAGGCTTCATTATCCTTCCATTTACTCTAATCCCTTGTGACACTATTCTGTCTAACCCCTTTATTCTACCCAAGTTACTTGCCTGGTAAAACCCCTCGAAACCCTTGATATCCCTCCATTCTTCGCCTGATAAATCTTGTAAGTCATAATTTTTGTTAATTTCTTGATAAGTTAAAGACATAAGCCCTCCTGCTCTTCTGAAAGTAATATAGTAAAACTCTCAGACTCTGGCCAGAGCAAGATAGCCATATGGTTATATTATATCAGAATTAAGCAAAAAAGACAATATAATTTATTTAATTTTTCTTCACATTTTACTTGACATTAAGTCAAAAATACGTTATATTCCATTATAAGGTTAAGCAAGGGGCTTGATCAAAATTTAACTTAGGAGGTTAAAATGAGATTAGTTATGAGAAACAGAAAAAAAAGACTTGTAGTTGAGACAAGAACGCTTGTCTTGGTTAACTTGTTTTTAACTATATTGTTGCTGTTGATTGCAATAATGTAAACATAGTCCTGAGCAAGACTTAAAAAGGCTCGTTAACTTAAATTAAGGGGGTAATTATGATAACTAAACAAGAAATATTAAACATAATAAATGGCGACAACAAAGAATATGCAGAGCATACGATAATTAACAAAGGAGAACGCCTATATTATATAATATGCTGGGATAATGCCAAAGGCGATGAACGTGAATTGGTGTCAAGATATTCATATGTTAAAAAAGAGCATGAGGGTAATGTAATATCCATATATGAATATTCCAATGATGACATTGGTAAGCTAGAAACTATCGCAAATAATAAAAACATGGAAACTGTAGATAGAATCTTAGATGTAATTCATGAAGAAATAAACATAATAAAACAGAAGATAGGGGAAACCGAAAAACAATTAATGCAAATAAAAAACGGTGGAGGATGCAATGACAAATAAACAAGAAATACTAAACATAGTAAATGGCGATGAATATTATCCACCAACAAGTTATTATAACCATAGGTATAGATCTGTATTGATTCCTATATTTCCACTATGGTTTGATATCAATAAAAAAATACAGACAGCTTTCTTGACCTTGCTTAATAGAAATTTAGATAGCTGCAAGCACGAAAAAGATTGGCTTCAAACTAATCACATTTATCTTTCTTATGATGCACCTGGAACCAATATTTATAACATTTTAACAATTATCGATGTGCTGATTTATAATTGTAGTTTGGATAAAAAAGATAAAAGATTAGACGTTATAGAAGAATTAGCCAAATCAAATGACATTCACTTCTTGTCATTAGGCTTTAACAAGGATTTTGGAGAACATATTTTCGTTGTAAATATAGGCAAATATTTTAAAGCAACTAAACAAGGATTTAAAGAAGCTAGAGAGTACATTTTAAATGTTCTTAAAAAAAGAGATTTAGAAAAAAGAATTGAAAGTGAAAGAATGTTAACCAAGAAAGAAAGAGAGTTATCAAGCGATAAAATAAGACATGACGCTAGACTTGTATATCTTTTGGATCTGGCAAGGCATCATAACTTTATGGTTTTACTTGGAGATAACACACATGAACTTATATCATTTGAACACGCAACAACGAAGGTAGTTTTAGAGTTTAAAAGAGACAAAAAAGGTTTTCAAGATGCTAGAAAATTTATCATAAAACATAATGACATATAATTCAAAAAACTTTACTTTTTGCTTGACATTAGTTTAAGAATAGATTATAGTATACGTATAAAGTTAAGAAAAGGTCTTGGCTAAGTTTGATCATAGGAGATATTATGAAAAATTATTTAATAAAAGCTAGGAAAATTGAAAATAAAAAGTCTTATGAGTATTATCATTTCTTGGCACAAGGGTTTTTGGCTATTTGTTTTAAATATTGCAAACTAAAAAACTGTATTCAAACGGATTATAGGGTCATTAAGAGTATGTTAGAAAAGATGTATGAAAAAAGCTATACTGATTTACAATATAGGGCAAAAAGTTTGCGATGGCTTGAGGGTAAAGAGTCAACGATTTTATTAAGAGAACTCATGAAAGAATTAGGCTTTAATTATTGGGATAGTGTTGACAGCATGGAGCACATAGATTTGTTGGATGCTATAAGCTGTTTTACTAGAGTATAAATATTAAATATAACATAGGAGGCATCATGTTTTACAATGACATAAAAGAAGGTTTTTTGGAAGAATTTTTAGATGAGTTCAAAAAGTCAGGTTTCAAAGAAAGCAAAAAAGAGGTTGAACATATTGTATCAAAAGGTGATTATTTTTCTTTTTCCCTAAGTAAAAACAATCAGTTAATTAAGTTTGATTTCAAAATAATCGCATACAACAAGGAAGCTACAATTAAATATACCATAGAGCATAAATTATTTAATCAGATACTAAATAATAAAACTAAATTTAAAGATAAAATATGTATAGATATGTGGGATTTATTTAAAAAAAATAGAGATATATTAATTTATGACACCTACGGGTGGGGGCTGGGTGTGACTTCAACTGTTGATCCAGTATTTGAAGTTTTGAAGAAATGTTATGACTGCAAGCATAAAGACGACCTGACCTGTGTTCACAAGAAATGTAAAATAGATGCCGAATTTCTGTTAAATAGTGAGCCTTGTTCTTTTTGGGAATCAAAAAGCAGGTTTTACAACGTAATTTCAAGTAAAGTTCCACAATATTCTATAGTTGAGAAGATCAACTTAAAAGATTTGTTTTTAAAATCATAGGGGGTAAAAATGAACGACCAAACAATAGCGCAGGTAGACATCTTAGAAGAAGACAATGTTACTTTAAATCACAAGTTAGAATCACAGTTAAGCTACAGTAAAATATTGTCTGAAGAAAACAACATGCTGAGATTACTTATCGAAAGCATGAATGAACAACTAAGTTTAAAAGAAGGTCAGCTGGAGGTAGTGAGAGAAAATAATAAGATTTTAGAGCTAACTATTAAGAAGTTGAAAAAGGAGGCGGAATGAGGCAACAAATAATTGAATTAATCTTCCAAAAGATTTGCAAAGGAGAAGAAGCGTTTGAATTTATTGAAATACCTACAACTAAAAAGAATTTTGAAATGGCTTATTGGGAAAGAGATAACAAGGAAATATTATCTGTATCTATTTCGGCGGGCGGTGTAACTACCTTAGCATCAAAAGATGATAATTTTGAACATGAAATGAAAACTTTTTGGAAAATAAAGGGTATATATAATTTTATAGCAGATCACTCTACACGCAAACAGATTGCTATTGAATTTGATAAAGCTATGCAAGCATACAAAGAACACTTAGATGTGCTAATTAATAAGTTAAAAGGAATTAAGGAGACCAAATGATTAAAATAGGCAATATCATAAAAGACAAACATGGCGAGAGGTGTAAGGTTATAGACATCTTTAATTTTAGAGATCACGCATCTTACGAGGTAGAAGCAATTAAAACAGGAGCAAGGAGAATTATATCAGTAGATCAGCTGAACTCAGGAAACTTTAAAGCTCTTATAAAAGCAAGTTACAAATATAATTTAGGTGACACTATAACTAGCATTTACAGCCAAAGAGCTAAGATAATTGGCAGGAGCCCATCTTCTTTTACTTTGTATTGCTTAGATAATGGAATGACTCAAGAGGTTAACTTTAGTGCTTTTTATTCCAAGAAGTTCAGAATCGGATTAGCCCCAAAGCAAAGAGCAAGAGGGGTGGACATCGTTAAAAAAGAAACACTCAAAGCAGACAAGCACTTTATAACTGGTAGAACATATATATATCATGATAAAACAGAATTTCATGTTGTATCTGTAGATAGAGCAAAAATTAAAATAAAATATTACTCAAAAACACAAAAAAAGAATTTAACAAGGACTTTTTATAAGCATGAACTTAGAACCAAAAGAGCAAGATTAGCTTGATTATTCAGCGTAAGTATGCTATATTGTTTTTTTTAATTAGAATTGGAGAGGGAGTTGAAAAAAGTTTTATTTAATATATTGTGTTTTGCTGTGGCGTTATTTATTGGCTTAGATGCTTTTGCATTTAACAGATTAGATTATGAGGCAAGCAACAGACAAGAATCAGGTTATTTTAAGTCAAATGTTGATTACATGCGTAATCTATTAGAGCTAATGTCAAGTCGCTTAGAGCATGTAAATATTAGAAAAAAAGATATGGATAAATTTATATTTGCTCATAGGTATGCTTCTAAGTTAAATATAGACAAAGAAATGCTAATTGAAGTATATGAGTTTATAGAAAATGATAGCAGTATAGATTTTGATGATGGAATTATACTTGGAGCTACAGCAAGAATAGAAAGCAGATGGAATACTCTTGCATTATCGCAAGATTCATATGACATTGGATTAGTTCAAACAAGATGTAAGTCTGTTGGGTCAACGGTCTGTAAAGAGCCTTACAGCTTCAGAAAAGCTAAATACACGGAAGAAGAACTCAAGAAATATGACAAAGTGTTTAGCTTGCAAACTCAATTAGGCTGGTTTAGAAATCACATTAACATTCTTAAATATCACTATAGAAAGATAGGTGGAAAATTTAGAACTAGATTTAATTCTAAATACTCAGATGTAGATTACAAATATATGACCTTATATCCAGGTTATCTAGTTAAAAGGTTTAGCAAGGTAAGACAAAAAAGAATTGACATGATTGAGAGATACATTAAGAGATACAAGAAAGCAGAACTAATTTTTGAACTAGGGTTGCAAGATGATATTAAGGTTGAACTAAAAGAACACTTTACACATAAGAAATTTACAATATTAAGGAAGTTGAAATAAGGAGGGTAATGATGAATAGGTTGCAAAAAAGGATTGAAGAACTAGACAAACAAATCAAAACTTTCTCAAATAAAAAACTAGGAGAATACGGGCAAACGTGTATGTTGCTTGGCGAAAAAGCAACCCTAGAAAACATATTGAAGCAATATTTTAAAGAGGTAAAACGATGTAATAATTGCGAACATTTAAGTGAACTGGAAAACATGCTTGATCGCAAAAGATATGGTGCTTTTTTATGGTGTCCCTATGGTAAAGTTGAAGCATCTAATCTTAGAGTTAACTGTAAGGGGCATGACCTGAAAGAAGGCTCAAAAAAACTATATGAGGAGGTTAAGTGAAAGATCGAATAGAAGTTAAAACTAATTTACAAGAGAATGTTGAGAAACAAGAAGAGACAGATATTACAAAGCCATTATGGGTTTTTTTAGATGGATATATTCAGGCTCATGTATGGACGTTGAAATGTAGTTATGAGATACAGAAAACTAGAATATGGTAAGGAGGTAAAATGAAAGAAACGTTAATAGATATAAGAGAAGTGGAATTCAAAGACTATTTTAATTCTAAACTAAAAAAAACAAACTTTGAATACCTAAAGACAACATTCAACAAAAGTGACAACAAAGGCAAAGATACTTTCTCTTTCTTAACTGAAGTAAAACATAATAACGACATTGAAACAATTACTCTGAGATGCTACACTTATGAAGAAGAAGTATTTGAAAAGAAAGCATTCATAGATAAGATTTCTATACAAGCTATATTTCAAAACAAAAGCAATGCAGACAAGAGGATTTCTGATGTAATATGCTTAACTGAATTTAATTATGATTTAAATAGTTTCTTAAAACATATTAGAAAACTAAATAAAAAGGTTAATAATGACAAATCAAAATGAAGTTAATGAATTTAGGTTAAACCATAGGTATGTAGATGACCTAGAGCGTCAAACTAAAGAAGAAGAACTTGAATATACATGCCTTGATTACTATCATTACTTAATTGATATTTTTTATGATACGTCTGATTAACTACTTGACATAATACATATTTACTGGCATACTAATTCTAGGTTGCAATAACCTATAGAAATTAACTATGTGGAGTTGACATGAATTTTATTAATGGCAAGATAGACTTCCTTTTTGATACAGAAATTACCGAACAAAAAGCAAAAATGATAACAGCATTAACGCTACACCTGCAAGCAAGAGATAAGTTTGCAATCAATCCTGAAGGGTTCTTAACTAAAGACGGGAAAAGCTTTATTACGGTTTACTTTAGAAGCTTATCTGATGCGTTTCTTAAAAGAATGAACGAATTGAACTCTTTGAAGTTTAGGAATTACGATGGAATAGGAATAGCTTTGGCAAACATGATGTTTTTTGAGCTAGATAAAAGCAAAGTGTTCAAAACCGAACCTTGTGGAATAATTACATCAAAAGTTAACAATATAAACTCTTTTGTTTTTGAATATATAGATAAAAATATTATAGATAAAAATAACGTTGATGACATTGTGATTGAATATGGCAATGAAGAAGTTTTCTTTAAGGGCAATTTAGTTGATTCGTTTAAAGTTATCTTGAAGTTTAAAGAAGAAACGAATAATGAGCCTATATTATATTTAGGTGTAGGTCATAAAAATGGTTCTGGTTATGGGTTTTTAAAAGGAGTAGGCAATGTTTAAAAACATAAAGATAAATCAATTAATCAAGGCGGATTGGAATTATAAAGAAGAAAACAAAAGATTAAGCCAAAAATTAAAAAACAATATAAAAAAGAATGGCATTATTGAAAACATAATTGTAAGGCAAATAAGTAAAAATAAATATGAAGTGGTAAATGGAAATCATAGGCTAGATATTTTAAGAGAGTTAAAGGTTAAACATACAATGTGTTATGATTTGGGTAACATATCATTAGCCCAAGCTAAAAGAATTGCAATAGAAACAAATGAAACAAAGTTTGGCGTTAATGAGGAAAAATTAACGGATTTAATCAATGATATATCAAATAATTTTGGACTAGAAGACCTCAGCTATACAATCGTTGATGATGTTTTAGATTTTGCTGATGATGATTTAGATTTTAATTTAGAATTAGAAGATTATGAAAGTGAAGAAAATGTTGGCTTAGATGTTTTAGAGGATAAGCAAGTTGAGCAAGATGATTTTACTGAAAACATTAAGAAGGCTGCATATACTAAAAAAGGGGATATATGGATATTGGGAAAACATAGATTGTTATGTGGTAGCAGTACAAGTCAAGAAGACGTTAACAAGCTGATGAACGGCGAAACATCTAAAATGTTGTTTACTAGCCCTCCTTATAGTGACATGAGAGAATATAATGGAGAAAAGGATTTAAAAGTTGATAATATTGTTAATTTTATTAAAACATACAGAGAATATGTAAACTATCAAATTATTAATCTTGGATTGCAAAGAAAAAATAATGAAATATTCCCTTATTGGAACACTTATATTGACAAAGCAAAACAGGAAAATTTAAAGTTTTTAAGTTGGAGCATATGGAATAGAAATAACTCTGGTTCTATTGGCAACGAAACCGCCTTTATCCCCGTATGGCATGAATGGATTTTTATTTTTGGCAAAGAAATCAAAGAAAAAAATCGCACTAAAATAAACTCATATTATGAGACGGCGAAGATGAAAACAGTAAAAAGAGCCAAAAAAGGACATATAGAAGATACAGTGTGCCACAATATAAATAAATATGGTTTTCAAGGAACAGTTTTTAACATTGGAGTGGAGAAAAGCAATAAAACTGACCATCCAGCGGTTTTTCCAGTTCAATTACCTGCTGAATTTATTGCAATGTTTACAAAAGAAAAAGATATAGTTGTTGAGCCTTTTTGCGGTAGTGGAACAACGATTATTGCAAGTGAACAATTAAAAAGAGTTTGCTATGGAATGGAGTTGGATGAAAAATATTGCGATATAATTGTAGATAGATATGTTAAACATAAAGCTAATTTTAATGATGTTAAATTAATAAGAAACAGCAAAACAATAGACTTTAAAGATATAAAAGAAGAATTTGATAAAACTAGAGGTTAAAATGTTTAAAGAAATTGAGTTGAATAAAATAATTAAAGCTGAATGGAATTATAAAGAAGACAATGAAGAATTAAGGTCAAAGCTTAAATCAAACATCATTAGAAATGGATTCATTGAAAGTGTCATAGTTAGGGAGTTAGAAGAAGATTCCTATGAAATGGTTAATGGCAACCATAGGTTAGATGTTCTTAATGAACTAAACTATGATAAAGTTATGTGCTATAATTTAGGCAATATTACGGAAAACCAAGCCAAAAGAATAGCCATTGAGACCAACGAGACTAGGTTTAAAAGTGATAAAAACAAGTTAGTAGATATAATAAGTGAGTTACAGAAAGAGTTTGATACAGATGAGTTACTGGAAACAATGCCCTATAGCTCAGAACAACTTAATAATTTAGATTCATTAATAGATGGCTTCAGCATTGACCAATATTCAAATGACGCCAACCAAATTGAAGACAATGAAGCATCAAGAGAGCAAGGCAAAAAATACCCACATGACGAAGGTTGGGTATCAATAAAAGAATTATTCGATAGCTTAGGCATGAAGCAAGTACCTGAATCATTAGCGGAAAGCATAACAACATTAGCTCAAGATGTAAGAAAAGAAAAAGAACTAAGTGACAGAAATATGCATCTTATTTTTGACTATTTAAATGCACTCCATATCCAAAACAAGCAAACAGGTTATTAATTTCAATAGTTTAATTCTTTTTCCAACTCTAAAGAAAACACTTGTAATTTTAAAAAAAACATGGCATTATGTAATAGATTATATTTTTTAAGGAGTTATAATGAATATAACAATAATTGTATATTTAATTTTTATTTTACTTTTAGCTGGTTCATTTATTGCAAACATTATTCAGTTGAATTTAAACAAGAATAAAGACAAGGTAATAGATGAGTTAACAAGAGAAAATACAGGGTTAAAGTTAGAACAAAAGCAAATAGAAAACAACAATATGATAAAAAGGGTTGTAGATAAAATGACTCCTAATGAACTTTTAGAAGATTACGAAAAAACTATAGGAGGTTAGAATGCCTGATACTTTGCAAACTGGAAAGACTTATGCTCTGAATGGCAAAAATGAAGGTGAATTATTGCAAAACCCTCCTTATCCATTACATTTATTATCCTTAATTTGTAGATCTAATTCTGAGGTTAGGGGCAATATAAATGCTTATGTTTCAAATATAGCTCAACAAGGTTATGAATTAAATGATAGATATAAGCTAGAAAGCGAATCAACTAAGAAATTAATTAGCTTACAATATCACGCTGAAACTGGCAAAGTATTAACAGACAAAGAATATTTGATAATAAAAAAAGATTTAGAGTTAAAGAGAGAGAAAGACAAGCTAGAAGTAGAGCTGTTTTTAAAAAGGGTTACGGATAAAGATGGCTTTCAGGGTCTATTGAAGGAGACATTTAAGCAGAAAGAATCCTTTGGTAATGGTTATTGGGATATTTGGAAAAATGACGCTAAACAAGTGTATAAAATAACATGTCTTAAATCTGTTAACATTAGAATACAACCAAACGTTGAATATATAAAAACAGAGAAAACAATAAACTCTGGGATAGATGAAACTAAAACAGTTGATGACTTGCAGAACTTTAATGTATTTAAAGATATAAAATATAATATTTTCTATAAAGAATTTGGTGATCCTAGATATATCATGCAAAAAACTGGTGACATATATGAAACTGAAGAGGATTACAATAAAGCTATAGAGTCAGAAAAGATAAAAGATGAAGATTTACTTGCAACTGAAATATTACATTTTAAATTAGAGAGCATAGATGATACTGAATATGGTGTACCTCGCTATGAGCCAGCCATAACAGAATCATTAACATATATATATCATGCTAATGGTGATTTAGAAGACTTACAAACAAACAAAATGCCTAACTATTGGATTAATTTATCTGGTGGTTCTTTAACAAAAGATTCTAAAAATGAATTTAAGAAGTTTTTCAAAAGACTCAGGACAGGATCTATAAAAGGAAAAGAACCAATTATTACGGAAAGCAAGACAAGCGGTGGAAGTGATGGAAAAGGCGTGAAGATTGATATAAATCCACTTCAAGTTAAAAGAGATGACTATTTTGTCAAAGCTCTTAAAAATATAAAAGAAAGCATTAGGTCTTGCTTTAGATTATCTAAGCTCTTTACAGGTGATACGGATGGAATAAATAGAGCTACTGCATATGCAGCTCTGGAAACAGCAGAAAATCAAGTATTTAAGCCAGAGCGAAATGATTTCAATGTAACCATGACATGGTTTTTAGATACTGTAATAGGCACTACAATGGTTAATTTTTATCTTCTTGGTGTTAGATTGAGAGATAGTGCATTTATAGAAGAAATAGTTAAACTATTAGACTCAGGAGCTATTACACCTAATGAAGCTAGAGCAGAATTAAGTGAATACTTTAAGGTGCCTCTTGATGAGGTTAATGATTTGTGGGGCTGGATTAGTGCTAAATATGCTCAACTTGGGTTATTGCCTACTGAAAAAATGAATGAATTAGATATTAAAGAAATAGAACAAATAAATGAACTGGTAAACAATGTCAATAGAGAAAAAGAATAGACTATACATCAAACAAACTTACGATATTTTATACAGAAGACTGACTAATAAAATAATGAGAAATACACGTGTGCTTACAACACAAAATGAAAAAGATATAATAAGGGAGCTGAAAAGATATAATTACACTAAAATGACTACTGGACAACTAACTGCCATAATGAATTCTTTTGAAACTTTATTTAATAGATCTACAGAAGAAAACAATACAAAAATAGAGAACATGTCTTTTAATATTATACATTCTTTTTCCCAAGCGTTATTTAAAAGAAACAAAACAATAACAGCTAAATTATTAAACACTAAAACAAGCTGGGATCAAAAAGACCAAAATGTTGTTAAGCATATATCAAGCACATCATCTTTCTTTATAAAAGACAACATGGGAACTATAAACAAAAGCATGTCCAGTAAAGCACAGAAGATTATACAAAAAGGACTTGATAAGGGCTTAGGTATAAACACGATTAGAAGGGCATTAGAAAAGGAAATAACAGGAAGTTACTCTAAAAATCAAAAGAAATACTTTGAAGTTGTAGCTTCAAATGCGGTTGCAAAGTCTCAAAATTATTCAGAAATAATGACTTATGGTCAAGCTGGAGTTGAATTTTATGAATATACATCCGTTTTAGATGAGGCAACAACAAATTATTGTCAATTCATGAATGGCAGAAGGTTTAGTGTAGCTGCTGGAGTTAACAGAATAGATGAAGAAATGGGCATGACAGGTGAAGAATTGCTTGAGAAAAGCCCTTTTGTTAGACAAACTGCAGCCAGAGATAAATCAATTAATTTCAAGGTTAAAGTAAATAACAATACAATTAACATAGGTAATAGCAAAACAGGTGTAAATATGAGCATGATTGAAAGTTATGGACTTAATTTGCCACCTGCTCATCATAGATGTAGATCAACATTATTGCCAGTCTTATAGGAGTTAAAATGGAAACATTAAGAAAGTATATTACGCAACTATACGCAATTTATGGTTTAGAGGAATTTTTAATTGAGAACTGGATAAACAACAATTCTCAAAGTGAAAAGTTGGCTTTCATAAAGATACTTATCTTGAGAGCAGATGACACCCTTAGATATTTATATAACAACTTAATAGTTAGGCCTGATGATTGTGAAGAAAGTTTTATTTTATCAGATAATGATAGGGATGTTAAGTTTTATTCATTATCTATAGCTGAGCAAAAGCAATTTTATCTTGAAAAATTAGCTTATATTGTTGATTTTTTAGCTAACAAGAATGGTGAATTAAACGAATATGATTTTAACATGAATGTACTTGAAAATAGCATAATGATTTTAGATGGAATTAGAATGTCGTTAATGGATGATACGCAAATTATAGCTCCTAAAAAATGGGATGATTTCCAGCGAGATATAATGAGCAAGGCAACATTAGACAGTAATTCAGTTGAAGTTTATTTCAAAGGTAAATTAGATGGCTTATTACAAGTTATAGGCACACCAGAAGAATACAAGACTTTACTTAATTATATCTTACCTAATGTAAAAGATGATGCCAATGTTGCTAGTTGGTACTTATACAATAAGCCTAATAGCATTCCCAAGAACAATGTAGACATGCCTTATATAGCTGAAAATTTTAGTGAAGAAGGGAACAAGTGGTTTAAGCCTCTTCAAAATGGAGTTAGATCATTACCTTTCAACGATACAACTAACAACTATAGAAGAGAATCTAATCAGTTTGAAAAAGCTGTTGTTGCTGGTGCATGCACTGTAGAATGTGGATATAAATCAAATGATTATGTTGAATATTTCGCTGAAGGAAAAGATTTAAATGGTAGATTGTTTTTTAGAATAAATGAAAAAGGTGAATGGGTTTCAAAAACTAGCAATAATCTAAAGCCTTATGTTTTAACTAAAGATGACATAGTTACTCCTTTTGGTTTTTCTGGGTTGCCTAAAGTAGTTGAAGATAGAGTTCCGTCTGAATACATATATTGGACAATAGAAGATGATACAAAGAGATTAGAGTTAAAGAATAAATTAAAAGCTAATTTAAAAACAGTTGGACTTGATTTTAATAATTTAATAATTAATGAAAATGGCATGTTTCAGTTTCAAGAAAACAAAGAAATTGACATAACTGGAAGTTCTAATGTTACTGGCTTGCTGATAAAGGCTCAGTTACAATTAAAAAATACTCCATTCAAAAAAGACTTTGCTTTAATTTATCAAAATAACAACCTAACAGCATTTGAAGTCTTTGAAAAAGATGGAGATGATTTATATTTACAACAAAGAAAAATGTTCAAGGGGATTATAGGTGACAAGATAGAAAGCAATATATGGACAGAAATATTGTCAAAATCTTTTGATCAGGATGTTAAAGAAGATGATTTTAAGATAATAAGCTATAATGTTGATTGCTTTTCTGATTTTGAAGAAGAAAACGAAAATGATAAGGTTGGCTATTTAATAAAAGCATTCGATTATGATTATGAATTAAATAGAACAGCTTATAATTTATGGAAACTAACCTCATCGAAATCAGACGGAAAGATTAATATAGATGTAATGAGTAAGGCTATTGGAGATAATGGAGAACTAACTGTTGCTGGCGTTGTTTTAAGACCAAGCGTAGTAGACAAACAAGGTGAAAAATATAGTCCAGAAGTTGTAAAAGAGACCGCTGAAAACTGGTTAATGAATTATGCCCACATGGCATTGCAACATACAAAAGTTTTAGACAAACAAAAACAGGTTGGTGTTTTGCAAAGTTATATAGCGCAAACAAATTTTACATATCCAGGATCAAATTATAAAATAAAAAAGGGTGATTGGGTATTAGTCACTAAATTGTTTGACAAAAAAATAATTGCTGGTATAATGGAAGGTAGGATAAACTCGTATTCTATCGGTGGAATAAAATATATAAAGTAGGAGTAAGAAATGGAAAACTTTAAAGAGTTAATGAAATTGTTGGGTCTTGAAGTTTCTTTTGTAGATAAAGGAGCTAATGGAGAAAATTTTGCACTTGTAAAAGGTGACAAAGGAACTGAGCCCAAAGATAGTTTTTTTGAAAACATGTTAGATAATGCAGCGAAAGCGTTGCAAAAAGCCTTTAAAGACTTTAAAGAAAATAAAGGAACTGAAATTGAATTTGCACAAGCACTAGGTCTTGCAAAAGAAGTTTTAACAAAAGCAAACATTGAGAAAGTTATAGATGACAAAAAAGAGAACGCTGTTGATGCTGTACATGGCATGATTAAAGAGCTAGAAGGTGCATTAGATAAACCTAAGGCTGATGTTGCAGTAAAAGCAGAAACTGAACCTAAAGCTTTTGACCCTGAAGTAGCATTTAAAATGATGAATGAAAAGATTGACGGGTTACTTAAAAACTTTGACGAATTGAAAGAAAAAGACGAAAAAACGGTTGCTCCTGTTGTAAAGACGGAAGAAGACAAAGAAAAAGCAGAATTAAAAGAAAAAATTGAAGCTTTAACTAAACAAAATGAAGAATTAAGCAAGAAAATTGATTTAACAAAATCTAATCCTTCAGCATTAAGCAAAGCTGATAACGCAGCTCCTGTTGATAAAAAAAATGTAGTTGCAAAAAAAGAAAGTGAAGGATTTATTATGACGGGAACAATGAGTATTGGTGATCATTTACCGCAAATTTTAGGCGACGAATATAAGGGTTAATATTATTAATAGGGTTTATTAGTAGGAGGAAGGTTATGAATAGAGAAGTTTTGATAGCAAAAGCAAATGAGTTAATTAATGGACATTTCGTTACGAAAGCTGACTTGTCAATTGGTGACATTGAAACAGCTGGTGGAGAAATTAAACAAGATAATTTACAAAAATTTATGGCTAAAATAGTTGAGAAAACAGTTTTAGCTAAAATGATTAGAACTATTCCGTTAAAGGCAATTACACAATCTATACCTGTAATGGGTTTTACTGGTTCAGTGTCAGTTGAAGATGAGGAATATACAGGGTCAACGTCTTCTAACAGAAGATCACCATCTTTATCAAAGGTTACATTTAATGTAAAAAGATTAAGAGCAACAACATTTCTATCTTATGAAGACATAGAAGAAAACATTGAAAAAGATGGATTTATTACAACAGTTACAAATCAACTTATTGAAGCCATTGCTAGAGATATTGATAATTTAATTCTTAATGGTGACACTGCAACAGATCCTGGGCATCCAGATTATCTATTGTTAAAAACTATGGATGGTTTAAGGAAAATCATAACAACAAACACTGGAACAATAGCTGATTTCGATTTAGAAGAACATGCTAATATCTTAAAGTTGTTAGATCCAAAATATCTAAAACCTCAAGACTTACTTTATATCCAGTCTGCAAGAACTAAATTAACAAATATGACTGAAATGCAAGGAAGAGAAACACAACTTGGCGACGCTACATTGTTAAAAGGTGTTGATGGCATGATTATCAATGGTATTCCTGTTATTCAATCTGATTATATGCCTATTACGCTTGGTGGTGGAACAGAAACAGATGTTGTTTTATTAAATAAAATGAATTGTTTCTTGGGTATTTTGAAAAACATTACAGTTGAAACAGACAAAGACATTGATACTGGAACATTTAAAATTGTTGCTAGATATAAATTAGACTTGCAATTAAATGAAGAACCAGCTAATGTTTTAATTGATGGAGTTACAATATAAATAGGAGTTAACATGGCTAGAGCTAGAAAAAAAACAGTGAAAGAAGTTAAAAAAGCTGTTGCTGAAGTAAAAGTAAAAAGAGAAATGAAAGTTACAAAAGCAGAAGAAAAGAAGCTTCCTAAAAAAGAAGTGTATTTCTGTAGAATGAAAGTTTATGATCCGATTCGTTATCCTTTCCAAAGGTGGATGAGATCTGGAGCTGTTATTTTTAGGGGTTCTGACTTGCTTACTGGTGCTTTGCCTAAATGGTATAAGATTCCTAAGTGGTTCTATGAAGAAGAGCTTAAGAACAAGAAAATAGGCACAGGAGCATATGTAGATCAATTCTTTGACTTTGCATTTACAGTTGAAGAAGTTCTTAGGAAACAAAATCAAAGCTTAGAGCTTAGGGATAAAGATCCTGTTGATGTTAATAGCTTAGATGTTGGGTTCTTTGACCAAACAAGAATGAAAAGACAAAGAAAAATGGGTGATAGCATTGAAGGTTCTAAATTCTTAGCTGACTTAATGGAATAAAAAATGAGAATTATTAAATCTGATACAGCTACAACAGATATGTTTTGGTTTTGTCCTGTCCTTTCTGGAGGGACAAGACCAGAGCTTGATTATTTAAGCTTTAAGGTAGAAGATTCAGCAGGAACAGAAGTTATTGCTGAGACACCAGTTATTTTAACAAGTTCTGAAATAGCTGACTATATATATCAGATACCTTTTACTGCTCCAGCTACTGAAGGAAAATACAAAATAATATATACATATAAATTTCTTGATAGCGTTGGAGATAAGTATAGGCCTGATAATATTAGAACAAAATTTGAATACTTTGAAGTTTTAGATGACATAGATGAAAATGTTGAAAATGCTTATTGCGGTGTTTTGGATATAAAAGCTGAGATACCAACAACAACTTTAACTAATCAACAGATATTAGATGGAATTAAGGCTTCTATGCAAGAAATAGAGCAGATTACAGGCTGGTTTTTTGGAGCTAGACATTTAATCTATGACAACATAGAAAGCGATTATAATACTTTATTTTTAAATTATCCATGTATTTTTATTAGTCAGTTCTGGGATGACGACAACTCTAAGGCTCTCTTTGATGATGAAGATGCAATAGTTCATAATTTAAATCTAATTGGACTAACTGATGCTAGAAGAATATTAGAAATAGAAATCTATAATGTTGACCTAGAAAATTACAAGCGAATATCTATTGAGGGAATTTTTGGGGTAGTTCAAGAGGGTAGCGCTCCCTGGGGTTTAATTCCTTCTCAGATTAAAAGAGCTTGTCTCAGGTTAACATTAATGAGTAAACTATTTTCTGTTTTAGATGATGAGATTGTTACTGGTTATGTGAAAAGAATGAAAACTAAAGACCAAGAAGTTGAATATAATACTGAAGATGTTTCTGTTTTCACTGGAGACCTGGTTATTGACGCTATCTTAGGTAAATATATGACTCCTCCAAGGGTGTGTTGACATGCGTGGTGACTTAATATTTCAATTCAAAGCTGTTTATAAAAGAGTAGATGAAACTGAATATGACACTGCTAATGTTGACCCTATGCTTGGAACTCCTGTATTGGTTGACGACGGTAGGCTTGCCAAATTTAAAACAATTGAAGAAGCTGAAGAAATAAAGATGCGATGCCAGATTTATGAAAATCCTAAAAAAACAATCATAACGGACAAAGGGCAAGAAATAAAGCCTATGTTAATGTTGTTGCATCACTATAGAGATATAGAAATGGCTGGGTTGCTTAATTCAGACAACAATATAGATTTAAGAATAGGTGATAGGCTTGTTAGAATAGAGGATAAGTTTGGCAGAACAGTTAAAACTTTTGGCACAATTGAATTATTTGTAATGCATATATCTGATGCAGGTTTTGGCATAGACATTGTTAATCCAACACGAAACTTAGTCGAAATATCTTTCAATAAAAAAGACATAGCGTAAAAAATCACTTCATTTAATGCATCATAACAATAGCTTACGCATGATTTTGTTTTATCTTAAATTATATTTACTTTTCGCTTGACATTTATTCTTAAATGCATTATAATGTATGTATAGAGTTAAGAAAGGGTCTTAACTAAAGAAATTAATAAAGGAGATTAAGATGAAAAAATTATATAATGAAATTAGAAAAAACTTTAAAAACTTAACTATATTTAAAGCTAACAAAGATTTAGTTGTTCTAAGTAATAATGCTAAAAAATTTGAGTGCATTGCAGCTGAATGTACTAGAGTAGAGAAAGAAGAACTAGAAGACAAATTTAACGTTGAACTTGTTTTAAAAGAGGACGGAATTTTCTTGTTAAAAATATTGTCTAAAAAAACTGAGCTAGAAAGATTACAGGAAGAATTCCATATGTTCAAAAATGACGAAACCGAAGAGGTTTTTTATTTTAATAAATTTAGAAAATCTAACTCTAATTTTATTCTTACTGTTGCAAGGGTAAACGAATTAGGCAAAATAAATAAAGATAAAACTTCTTTTAGCTCAAGATTTGCAATGAATGCACATTTAAACTTTTTAAAAGAATAGTATAGGAAAATCAAAAGGCATTAGCCCAATGCTTAAACTTAAATAAGGAGTAAACATGATTAAAGTTGACTACAATTTCACTGGAACAACATTCCTTCACACGGGTTCCGATAAGACAGACGGAACAACAAAGCTGCTTAGGAGACAGAAAATAATGGTTAAAAACGAGAACTTTTTAACCTCGTTTTCAGATGATGATGTTAGAAATATCATTGTTGATGTTTGTTATAGTATATACTCTAAGATAGACTTTAGCAAAATAAAAGGAAAGAGATTAATGGGAATATGGGATGAGCTATATTCAAAAATTAAAAGGTCTGCAACATCTTCAAATAGATTCCAATTTTTTGAAGTATTTGCAGATTTATGTGGTGTTAGAATGCCTGATTTAAAAGATAAAACATTCAATTATCTACAACAAATAACAGATGTTGAGTTTTTGTCAAAAGTTAGAGATGAGGCTCACACTATAACTGTTTTATTAAGAATGAAGAGCAAGGATAAAGACCATAAATTAGATGTAAAAAAAGAGAAACTTAAAACATACAATAAAACATTTGAGCTGATTCCTTGTATATCTGGAAATAGCATTAGGGGCGTCTTAAGAAGATTAGCGATGTATGATTTCTTAAAAAGAGTTGGATGTAAAAAAATAGATAAACAATTATATCATATTTTGTTTACTGGCGGAGCCTTGACCGAGTCTACCCTATATGAGGACTTAGAAAAAAGAGAAAAGCTAATAGATAGCATTCCAATGCTTGGTGTTTTTGGCAGTGCAATAGGCAACATGACAATAGAAGGTCAATTATCTGTTGGTTTTGCATATCCTAAATGCGTGGAGTTGAAAACAGGAATTAACTCATTCTGGTCTTACTTGGACATGATTTTTCAAAGCAGAAAAGATAGCTCTAAAGATGAAAAGAATATATCAATAAAGGCGATAAAAGACAAAAAAGATGAAAACCCAACTCATATGAAGTATGAATATGAAGTTTTTGCAAAAGGAACTCAGTTCAATCATGGCTTTAGAATGATGGATTTTAATGAATTATCTGTTTCGGCCTTCTGGCATGCATTAATTCTTTTTAAAGAAAATCCGTTTATTGGCGGAATGTTTGCAACTGGTTCATCTGAAATAGATTTGTCAGAGTTGACAATTCCTGAAAATGCAAATAATTTATACTTAAGGCATATAGAGAAAAACAAAAAAGATATCCTAGCTTTTATTGGAGTTAAAGAAAATGAAAAATAAAGAATATTATTTGTTGTATGCAGAGCTAGACGAGTTTAAGGGAAAAATAGAGCTGGTTAAGAGCTCTATTGAAAAAGAAACAAGAAATACAAAGGGTTCTATTTCATATAGCACTGGCAAGGATAGTTTAGTAATGCTAGATATTGCATTAGAGGCAAACCCTAATTTAGACATAATGTTTCATGATTCTTGGTATGAGCTACCCGAGAGCTACGGAATTATAAAACTAGCGGAAAAACACCACAATAAGACAATAAATGTAGTAAAATCCCCAATTGACATACTAGATGAATATGCAAAAAAGAAGGCTTTTTATGATGCTGGGTGCAAGAATTATGCGTTTGAAAAGGCAATGATGACGCCCATTAGAAACTTCCAACAGGACAATGATTATAAAATTGCCTTGATTGGGATAAGAAAAGAAGAAAGCAAAAGAAGGGAAAATTTAATAAAACATATGGGTAAATTATTTTATTCTAAGAAAAATAAGATATATCAGTTTTATCCGATTTGTGATTTAACTGGGGATGATGTTTTTGCATATATTTACAGTAGAAAATTAGATAAATTGCTACACCCGGCATATAATAAAACAAGATTTACAGATGATCCAGCTAAAATAAGAATATCTTGGTTTGTAGATCCAACGGCTGCAACAATAGGTCAGTTTTCATGGTTAAAGTATTACTATAAAAAACAATACAATCTCATGTTAAGTTTTCATCCAGAAATAAAAGCATATACATAGTTGACATTTAGTTTAAAATGTGTTACAGTGTAAGTAACTAAGGAGGTAGAATGAACAGTGAATCAAAAACATATTCAAAAGTAAATGTTTGGGACAAGGCAATAGAAAGACTTAATTTTATTTTTGACAACTTTGACAAAGATGAGATTTGCTTTTCTTTTTCTGGCGGAAAAGACTCTAGTGTAATGGTTCAACTAGCACTTGAAATTGCGAAAAAAAAGAACAAAATACCAATAAAAATACTTTTCATTGACTTAGAGGCTCAGTATAAGTCTACAATAAAGCATGTTGAAGAAATTTTCAACAATAAAGATATTGATGGTTATTGGCTATGCTTGCCTTTAAATTTAAGAAATGCAGTAAGTGTTTACCAGCCACAATGGATTTGTTGGGATAAAGAAAATGAAGATAAATGGGTTAGGCCGATGCCTAATTCAAAATATGTTATAAACGAAAATAACATGCCCAAAGAATGGGAGAAATGGTTTCATAGAGGAATAGAGTTTGAAGAATTAGTTGTTAGGTTTGCAGAGTGGTTCAAAGTTGGAAAAGAAAAAATTGCCTGTGGAGTTGGAATAAGATCAGATGAAAGTTTAAATAGATATAGAACCATTAAAAATACGAAGAAAAAAATATATAAAGATAAAATGTGGACAACTCAAATTGTTGAGAATGTTTTTAATTTTTACCCTATTTATGACTGGAAGACTAAAGATATATGGGTTTCTGTTGGAAACGAGAGCTATACATACAATAAAATTTATGATTTCATGTACATGCAGGGGTTATCAATACATGAAGCAAGAATATGTCAGCCATACGGAGATGACCAAAGAAAAGGTCTTAATTTATTTAGACAGTGTGAACCTGAAACGTGGTCTAGAATTGTTGATAGAGTGTCTGGAGCTAATTTTGGCAACATATATTGCAAAAGCTTTTTATTAGGAAACAACAAGGTAATATTGCCAAAAAATCACACATGGGAAAGTTATGTTAATTTTCTAATGGCAACTCTTCCAAAATTTGAAGCAGAGTGGTATGGGCAAAAATTCAAGATATTTATTCGGTGGTGGTCTAAAAATGGTTATCCAGATGGAATTCCAGATGAAGCAGACAAAAAACTTGAAAGCTCTAAAAAGGCTCCATCATGGCGGAGGCTTGCTAAAGTTATATTAAAGAACGATAAAATCTGTAAAAGTTTGTCGTTTGGTCAAACTAAAAATCAATACGAAAAATATTATAAAATGAAAGAGGAGCTAGGAGAATGAAAGAATTATTAGATAAGGTTGACGAACTTATTTTCAACATAAAGAAGATAAGAAAACAAGATGACAAGATAGAATTATTAAATGACATTTATTCTAAACTAAACGAAATTAACCCACTTAAAGAAGAGCCAGTCAGCAATGTTTTGTGGATAAAAGCAGATAGGGTTAAGGCTAATAATTACAACCCAAACAAGGTTGCACCTCCAGAAATGCAATTATTATATAGGTCAATAAAAGAAGATGGATATACTCAACCAATTGTATCTTTTTATGATAAAGAGCAAGATAAGTATGTTGTTGTTGATGGATTTCACAGGAATAGAATTGGAAAGGAATATGATGACATAAAAACACGAACCAAGGGCTATTTGCCACTAGTGGTTATAGAAAAAAGTTTAAAGGAAAGAATGGCTAGTACAATTAGACACAATAGGGCGAGAGGAACGCATGGCATACAATCTATGAGTGAAATAGTTGAAGAGCTTTATTTTATGGGCTGGAGTGACAAGAAGATAAGTGAACAACTAGGGATGGATAAGGACGAGGTCTTAAGGTTAAAGCAATTTACTGGACTCGGAAACTTGTTTAGAAATAAGGAGTTCTCAAAATCATGGATATAACTTATAAAATAAAATTTAAAATGTCATCTCCAATTGCTTATACAGATATACCTATTTTTGACAGCATTATTTCTTATGCAGTTTATCAGAAATATTTTAGAAAAAACACCGACATTAAAACCTCGAATGGTTCCGAAATAAATAAGAATATAGAAAAATTAATCCCCATAAAAAAACACAAATTAGGTTTTTATCTTTGTTCTTATGGAATAATAGAGAAAAAAGAAATATCAATTGACAAGTGGCGGAAACGATGGAATTCAAGACATGATTTTCTTAGTTATTTTGGAAAAGCCAAAAGAAAGGTAAATATAGGTAGTGGATATTATAAAAGCTATGACATGCCTATTGTTATAAATTCTGTTGATAATATAGTTTTTTATTTTATAGGAGATAAAAACAAGATAAAAGAACTAGTAGATTATATTGTTGGGATTGGGAAAAAAGTTAAGGCTGGGTTCGGTTGGTTTTCAAGTTTTGAGATTACGATTGCCGAAAAAGAAGAGCAAAAATATTTATTATTTAGACCACTGCCACTTAAGGTGATGGCTGATAACATATTTAAAGATAGAGATTTCTCTTATGTAAATGATTATGGGTCTTATCGTGCGCCATATTGGCTAGGTGAATATCAAGAAAATATATTAATCCCAAAACAACTAAAGGAGAACAATGAAAGATATAGTTAACATACTAGATAAACATATAATTAAAAACGAAGATGGAAAAGAAAAAGGAACCTGCGCATTGTGTAATTGCGAAGTAAGTAATGGATACTTAATAAAGAATACGGTATCAGCTAACTTTAATGACTTCTATATTTTTAAGAATAACTCAAAAACATTATGCTTAACTTGCTCTTCTTTGTTTAAAACCAAAAACTTAAAAGAAAACCAAACATTAAGGCAAGTTAACTTTTTTGCTACAGAAAAGGAGTTTATAACAACTAAAAACAGGAGTGTTCTCTTTGATTTAATCAAAAAGGAGAAAAGCCCATTTATGGTTGGTGTTAATTTCTCGTATAAAAAACATTTCTTCTTTTTTTGCAAGGTTAATTATAATAAAGATTCAATAACAATTGGCACTGACAAAGGGCTTGTGAAAATAAATCTTGATGATATGCTTGAAATTCATGAAACAGCTAAGGAAATGATTGCCTTTAAGTTCTCAAAAACTGAAATAATAAGTGGCAAAAGTATAAAGTTTAATGTTATCGGAAAGTTCGGATTAAGTAAATACAATGACAATAAGATGTTTTTTTCTAAGTTTAGTGAGTTGCAATTATTAGTTGTGTTGTCATTTATAAGGCTAAACAACCACAAAGATAAACAATAATTGCTTTTTTATTGCACAAATGCTATATATACAATGTTAATTTACGGAGATTTTATGACAAAAGAAAGAACTGTTGATAACTTAGAACACATGCTTAAGAAGGCATACATTAAAGAAAAAGATAATTACATACTAATAGGCAATATATGTCTTTTAATATATAGCTATAACAAAGATATAATAAAAGGCTTTCTATCAAAACCAGAAAGCATGACAGATATGTCACATGATCAAGCAACTAGATCTAATAACCTAGAAAAAGAAAGGCTGTTAAGGCTGCAAGATATAGAAGCAGACTTAAGCGAACTAGGCTTTACCAAAAGCGAGGCTGATGTTTTTGGCTTTAATTTAGAAGTTAAGCGTAACAATGTTATTTTTAACTTTGAATTATATATTAACAATAACTATTTACTAATATTTAACTTTGACGAAAAAGAAAATGACGAAGTTAAACAATTATTTAATTAAATTAGGAGAAAAAAATGAAGAGAACTTTTTATTTTATGACACTTGTAACTGTATTTTTTGTTGCATTTACATTTGATGTTTTTGCACAGGGTGTACCAAAGCCTATCTTAGAAAACAAAGAGCTTGAGATTGAAGCCAAGGTTGAAAAGAAACTTCCTGCTAATATCACAAAAGATATTAAAGAAGTTGAAAAAGAAAACAAAGAAAAATCAGATGAATTAAAGGCTGCTGGAGTTAGCTCTGAACTAAAAGATGTTGACCTAAGTAAAAACACAACTAAAGAAGAAATTATTGATGATGGCAAGGAGACATACAATTTATTCAAAGAGAAAAAATACTTATTAGGTATTGGGTCTTTAATATTTTTATTGCTATCTATTTTGAGACTTAAGGCGTTTGGCGGATTTTGGTCTAAACAAAAACCTGTTATAAAAGTTTTAGTAGTGTCTGTGTTAGGTATAACTGCTACAATATTATATAGCGTTGGTAATGGTATGGCTGTGTTACCTGCTCTCATGGAAGGAATCCTTAGTTCTAGCTTTGCGATGTATTTACACGAGAACTCTGGCAAGATACTTGGACTTTTCAAAAAAGAATAATCTCACAACAATTTCTAAATATAATTCAATAAAAAAAACAACTTAATTAAATTATTGCTTTACTTTTTAGCATTTCACTGGCATAATGTAAAAAGTGGGGGTTAATATGGGTAAAAATGTTTTTGGTGATTGGGATAAGGCGTCAACGGCTTTAAATACAATATATAAACAAGCTAAACCAGTTATGCATTTAGTGTTAAGACGTTTAGCAATGTTTTCCGTAAAAGAAATAAAACTTGGAATAAGAAGTCAAGCCCCCAATAATGAAAGATTTAAACCCTTAGCTAAAGCAACAATAGCAAGAAGAAGGGCAGAGGGCTTTAAGGGAACCAAAGCTTTAATAAGATATGGGCAATTGCTTAGAAGCATTAGGCTAACTAGTACAGGAAGAGGCTCTTTTTTTGTTGGAATACATAGAAATGAAGAATATGACTCTGATGGCGAAAAAGGTAAGATGGTTAATATAGCCTGGGTTCATGAACACGGTAAAACAATTATGAGAAAAGGCGAAGATGGCAGATTTAAAATAATAAATATCCCTGCTAGACCTTTTATTGCCCCTATTTATCGAAAGATGAAAGGTAATATAGAGCATTTGTTTACAACGCAGGCTTTAAGAGCTTTAAAAGCTAAGGGTTTAAGGTAATGGCTGTTCCAACTTTTACAAGTATTTCACAACCTTCTGGACTTACATTTGGAAAAGATGTTGTCTATATTATAGGCACTAATTTCAGAATAGCTGCAGTGGGCAGCAATCCACATGTTGTTGAAGTTAAGTTTCAAGGCATTGTTGCTGATAGAGTTGATGTGTTAGAAGATGGTGCTTTGTTGCGAATATGGACGCCAGCTTATGATGCTGACCCATGGACAGATGAAAAAGGTGCTCCTTCTAAGTTTCCTTTGCTTGGAGATATAATCATTACTAACTTAGATGACAATTTAGATCCTATACCAGGTGAAACAGTAACAGAAACAGACTCTTGGACTTACGAAATGCCTGATGAAAATGAACAAGCGTGTGATGTTGAAAATATAATAAAAACTTTCATAAAGAAACTAAAAACATTTTGGTTACATGAAACTTTTTTATATAGAAGCCAAGATTATATGAGTGAAACATCTGGACAAGAGTTAAGCAAAATGAGTGATACTGGCTCTGTGGTTAGCTTGGTTGGCGTAACTCCAGCCGATGTGATGTTTTTGCCAGCTGATGATGTTCAGGGGGTCAATGACTTATATAAGAATGCTAGAGAAAGACTACAAGATATAACATTAAGAATAATGTTTTGGTCTCAATCTCCACAGATAGTTTTAAGGTTAAAGAATAGGATAATATATGATTTAAGAAATAAGATGCCTTCTTTTAATCATGATGACATTGATTACGAATGGGAAATAGAGCAATATAATAACTTTACAGTTGGAAATGATAATTATCCTTCAGATTCTTTAGATATAATTATATATAGAATTCCTATTACAAGTTACGATAAAGTTATAAAAGATGTTTATGATGAAATTACAGATATAACATTAAATGTGGAGAGAAAAGATGACTAAAAAAAAGAAAAAGGAAATTACAATAAAAGAAGAGCTTGCTAAACAAGAAAAAAAAGACAAGAAAGAAAGAGAAAAAAAGAATGTACCTAAAAGTGAAATGAAAATAGTTGAAGGTGATGGATGGGAATATAATATTACAACAGGATTCTTTAAAAATAAATCCTTTAAAATGTTAAAGATAGAATACAATAAGACAACAATTTTAATAGGATCTCTAGATAAATTAAAAATTAAACTTAAAGAAAATGAGTTTAAAGTAATCAAATAGGAGGAATAAATGGAATTCAAGGGTTCAAAAGTACAAGGTAAAATTGTAAACAAAAAAGATACATCTCTTAATTCTTTGCAATCTCACGCCGTACCTGTTTTTGTTGGAACTTCAGCGTATGGCCCTTTAGATTTAACAGAATTTAAAACATTAGATGAGGCCTATAAAGCATATGGTGGACACCATGCAAACGCAACGCTTTATAAGTATGTTGAAAGATTTTTCAAAGAAGCAAGTCCAATTAAACCAACAAAATGTTATGGCGTTAAGTTAGTGCATTATACTGATGTTACAGATCCAGCAACAGCAACAGATGTTGTAAGTGAAATAACTGCAGATGATACAAATGTTGCTCCATTTGCTAGATTTAAGTTCCAAGGAAAAGAGGCGGGAACTTGGCCTGTTAGATTTAGGGTGACATTAGAAGCTCCAGACGATGGTGATGCAGATCGTTTTAACATTATTGTTTTAGATACAGTTGACGGTGGGTTTAGAAAATGGGCTAATGTAAGCTGCTTGTTATCTGATACAGAAAATTATTGGCTCACTAAATTTAATGATGAATTTAATGGTCATGACTTTGTTGAAGGTGTCGACTTATCTGATGTTCTCGTTGATACTCCTGTTTTAGCTGATTACACATTAGCTGGTGGAGATGATGGGGTAACAAGTTTAGATAGCGATGATGTAAAAGGATATACCGATGAAGCCGGAACCAACATAACTGGAATTAGATATGTTGATAGAGGGGAAGACGTAACGGCAATAGCTTATCCTGAAGCTTTAGATATAGCAAGCATAACAGAGATAAAGAATTACATAGAAGTTGTTAGAGAAAGCACTATATTTATGCCTATTGCAGATTTAAGTGCATCAGCTACACCAGCAGCTACTAAAACATTAATGCAAGGAACATATAATGAGTTTTCTTTTAATTTAGCTTATTTCTGGCCTTGGTTGAAAATAGCTAATCCAGATACAAACGTCTATACTTCTGATGCTGATGGAAACATTAATTATGATCCAACTGCACATGTATTAGGTAGATATGTTAGATTAGATAGAGAACTATTAAACGGAACTAGTGAAAATGCAGCTGGATTAATAAATGGATTATTGCAAGATCCAGATATAAAAGGCGTTACAAGAATTGAAGCTAATTATAAAAAAGTAACTGATGCTTTATTCCCATATAATGTTAATTGCTTAATCTTTGATAGTGATGCTGAATCAACTGTTATTGAAGGTGAAAAATTAATGGATATGACTGGAAACATTGATTGGGTTGCAAACCTTAGAACATTAATTAGACTTGAAAGAGAGATTGGTGCTGTTTTAAACAGAAACATTAGACATAAGACAATTTCTACAAATGATTTAAAACAAATAGAATTAGATATAGAAGATATAGTTGATGTATATAGGGATGATGGTTTCTTTGCAAGCACAAAACCTAGCGAAGCTTATATCGTAGATGTAGGTGAAGACCTTAATCCACCTAATTTATTAAGAGAGGGTAGGTTAACGGCTGATGTTCAAGTTGCATTAGGTGATCCTGCGCTATTTATTACTTTAAGAGTTGCAAGAATGAAATAATATAGGAGTTTAAAATGGCTGATTCAAAATTTTATACAAATAGATATTTTAAGATGAGAATAGATGGAAGAGAGATCTTAACAGCTTTAACTATGGGATTCCCTGAAGTTGAAGCAAGCATAATGACTGTAAAAATGGGTGGTCGACCACATCCACATGTTGAACCTGTTGATGCAACATGGACACCCATTGACGTTACAAACGCTTTAGTAAAAGATCAAAGCCTTTGGGATGACTTTGAGTCAAGAACTCCAGTAAGTCCAGAGTCTGGCGGTAACATAAGCGGGGCACTATTTACAGTTGATTTAATTAGGACTGATGCAAACGGTGTTGAAAAAGAAGGCTGGAGATTATTCGGTGCTTGTTATTCTAAATATGGCGAAAGCGGCGGAGATACTGGCAACACTGATGCAGCAACTGAAAACTTTTCTTTAGCATATTCTTATGCAAAAAGATTAAACTTATCTTAAAAATTAAATAATTATGGAGAATGATTAATGGAGCACAAATTAGAAATTAAAAAAGAAGACATAGAAATTAAAAGTGGTAGCATTTATAAATTATCTTCAAGGACAGAATTAGAAGTTAAAAAATTAACAGTCGCAGAAATAAATACATTATCTGAAAAGGATGATGCTGAACTTTTGCAAGCTGTTTATCAATATGTTAGCCTTAGTATTATCAAAGTTGTTAATTCAAGTTATAAAGGCGGTGGCTTTAAAGTAGAAGAATGTACTGGAGCTGACTTTGTAGATTTAATGGTAATACTAAGGCTGATAAACTTTAAAAAATCACCTTATTTATTTGAGCAACATTGTATTAGAAAAACATGTAAATTTGGCGGGATGCCTTTTGTAAGAGAGTTAAGTTTAGAAGACATTTTAAATGAAAGAACTTTCCTGAGTGCAGAGGGTGTTAAAATGTTGCAAGAAGGAAACAAGAGAATAGATGATTCTAGTGTTGGAAAAATAACATGGCACATGGTTATAGCGAAAGATGAAGAAAAATTAAATGATTTAATTAAACAATACGGAAGTGGTATGCATGTACCTTTAATGGTTGCAATAGATGAAATAGCGGGTGTAGAAAAAAATGATCTAAATAGCTTCTTAAAAAAATTAGATGGCGACACAATGTTTGAACTAGCTGCTATAATAGATCAATTTGATTGTGGTTTTCTTGGCAAAGTAGGTGTTACTTGTCCAGAATGCAAACAAAAATGGAGTATAAAGCTCCCTTTTTCAATACAGGCTCTTATTCCATCGATGGACTTACGCAAAGAACACGCAAAATTGTTAAAAGAATACAAGAATTACCCTTCAGTAAAAATTTACAAATAATTCATAGCAATGTATTTATGAATGATTTTAAGATTAGGTCTGCCATAAGGCACTTGTATATAGGCTTTAAGCAAGAAGACATATACAGGCTTATAGCAAAACTAGTTAGAAGTTTATATAATGGTATAAGTGCAGGATTTAGCAGAAAAGATGTTTTAGATATGACGATGGATGAAGCTAATTTTCATATTGACGACATGAACAAGTATTTGGAAAGTGTAAAAAAAGCTTTAAATTCAAAAAAGAAGTAGGTGAAAAATGAGTAGAGGAAACTTTTTTAATGGTTATGTAGTTGATGCGGATGATATGAATTTTCTGTACGATTCTATGACGACAAATGGATTAGATATACTTGCAAAATTAGCTGGTGCAATAGGAGCTATTACAGAAATAACAGTTAGCAATATGGATGTGATAAAAGAAGATTATGATACAGATATTTTAAAGTTAGTATTTAAACAAAGAAATGAAGATGCCTTTTGGTTTGACATAGATAGCGTAATGATGAAGTGGGATAAAGATGCTCAATATAGATTAGAAATAGATATGGATGGATTGGGCGATGGAGATTATTTTTATAGCGTTTACCTTAACTTATCTAAAGAACACGATAGTTATGCATTAAACCCAGCAACCGGAGAGCAAGAGCCAACTCGTGAATACAACAGAATGTTTTTAGAGCAAGAAACTGAAGCCACTGAGGGTGATGCTCAAGATCCAGAATCAAATATTGATAAAGTTAAGCTATTAGGGATAAAAGTTACAAAAGGCAGTGGTGACGCCAATGTTGTTGCAACGTATTACGAAGGTTGTAGATATTTATTCTCTGCTGGTTCTTTAAATGGAACTAGAGATTTAAAAAGTGCAATAAATCAATTGGGTGCTGCATATGTAAATGTGGAAGATGGGTCTGCAGATGGTCAGATGGTTTTCTGGCATGCTGGAGATAGTGAATACAAGCACACTGAAAACACTGAAATATTCTGGGATGATATAAGCAAAAGACTTGGACTTTTCGCAAATTCTCCAACGCAAAAAGTTGAAATTGGCGATACAGCTGGATATACTAGCACAACTAACATGGGAACAAACGATGAAGCCTTTGCGAGTAAAAAATATGTTGACGATACAGCTGGCGGAAGTGGTAGCCCATTTTTCACAAACCCTGTTAATGCATTAGTTATTGACGCAACTACAACAGCTCCAGGTGTAGGATTACCTGCAGGAGCAGATGGGCAAAGATATATATTACAATCAAACACGGGCTCTCTTCATGCTAACTGGGGAACAATAACAGGGGTTGGCGATAATGATGTTGTTGAGCGCACAAGTGGTACGTGGGTTGTTGTAACTGATGTTTCTGTTGTAGGCGAGGGCATTACAACATTTGATTCAAGTTCAAATAATAGACATAATTATAATGGTACAAGTTGGATTGTTGACAACGCGTATAATCTTTCAACTGGATTGATTGATGGCGGTGTCATATCTATATATGGTGGCGATAATGCTCTTATTGATATAACTGCTGGTTCAGGTCAAATTATTGATACCACCACAGACCCAGACAATCCAGTTTACACTCCTATTTCATGGGATTCTTTTGATTCTTATGATCTAACAACAACTGCTTCTGCAGGAGATGTTGTTGCTATATTTTTGTCGATAGATGAGACTGGAGCCTTGATTGAAAGATCTCAATTAGGAACACCTGAGCAAAGAAGAAACACTATAGATTTGGGAGTTGTTGCTAGAAATGATTCTAATGATATTGTCTTGTTCGTTAACACCCCAACAAACTTTGTACATAATCCAGGTTCTTCAGTTCAAGATTTTTTTGAAACATGGGGTGCTTTTTCAGTAGATGGAAACAAGGTTGAACCAAATACAACAGATTTACAAATTAAAAAACTTATTGGAAATGTTTTTAGAAGTGGTGTAAATGCTAGAACAAATGGCAAAAGTCCTCATGTTCAAGGAAGTGCTGCTCAAACTCCAATAAATCCATTTAATTATAAACTTGGTGACGGTACAGATGTAACAGTTGCTGCCACACAAATTGACCCTGACAATTATGATGACGGGTCTTCAGCTATTGCATCGGTACCTTCAGGCAAGTTTACAGTACAAAGAATTTCCATGTTTGCACAAGGTACAGTAGAAGTGCTATATGGGCAGCAAATATTTAATCTTTTAAGTGAAGCTAAGGCGGCCTTGCCCACAATTGACTTTATAGTTCCAGCAGATTCAAAGGGTGCTATACCTTTGGCATACTTAATAATAAAAGAGGGGACTACAGACTTAACTGACGATGTTGATGCTGAGTTTTTTCAAATAAACACTAGGGGTAAAATAGGTGGCATAGGTTTTCAAAACCTTAATTCTTCAGGAATGGTTTATGACCCCGGTTTAACAAAAAACCCTGATGGCTCGATTGACGTAGGTGATGGGGTTGCAAACTTATTTCAAACAAATGATTTTACAGGTGACATGAAACAGTATGGACTAATTGGATTGGATGATCAAGTTTTAACTGACTTAGACACAAACTACGTTGTTGCTGATTATAATTCTGGAAGCCCTATTTTTAGAGTTACATTAAATGTTTTGGAAATAAATGAATCTGATGTAATTCCAGTTTATACAATTTATCGCTCTGGAACAACGCTTGAAGTGCTTGAGTGGGGTCAAGTTGGAACGGGGCTTGTTAACAAACTACATGCAAGACTTGTAAAAACTGATCGCTTTGCTCATGAAAGTGGTGTTGCACTAGGAGAGGCTGCAACTAGATATATAACAACAACAAATGGTGTAATTTGGGTGGGTGGAAATAGAACATTAATTCCAGCTACAAATTCAAGTACAGATCAGTGTGAATTTTGGTATCACGTGTCAGGCGTTTGGACTAAATCAGATGAAACCACCTATAATAACAGCCAATATGATGATGGGACTGATTTGCAAACTTTATCTGGACCAGGTTATGGCGTTGTTTTTGTTTATCAGGGCGTTGAAAGTGATCCTCATGTATATTATGTTTTAGGATCTGAAAGTTATACACTAGTAAATGCTCAAACATCGCAACCTCCTGGGAATTTACCTGAGGTTATTACAAGTCATGCAGTTCTAGTTGGTAGAATTATAGTTGGATCTGGAGATAGCACGGCAGAGCAAATTGATAGTGCGTTTACAAAACAATTTGTAGCAGCACCCATCACGGATCATAATAATTTGAGTAACGTACAAGGTGGTGCAGCAAACAACAATCAACATTATGGATTATTTACAACTGTCGCAAACGCTGAAGCTTCAGGAGGGCATACTGACGGCGATATGGTTTATGTAGTAGAAACAGAGGCTTGGTACAGGTACGAAGCTGATGGGGCCGCATACACAGATGACAACACCTATGTATTAAGCACTGGCGATGGCGGCAATACACGATTTTTAGCAAAAGCAGGAAAGTATTTAATAGATGAATTTAATGTAAAATCTACCGCAAATGACACAACTGTTATTAGCGTAGAAACAAGTGGAAGTTCTAATAAAATTGTTGAGTTAATTGAAAACGGTGTTGGCGATGGAAGAATAAAAATTAATGATGCATCTGGAACTACTTGGATTTCCTTGTGGGCTAATTTTTATAGTTATTTTATGGATGATTTATATGTAGGAGCAAATACAGGAACCGCTAGGCTTGAAGCAACAGTGGCTGATGATGAGGATAAACCAGGATTGATAATAAATCAAAATGATGTAACAAATAATCCAAATGCAGTCGAAATAAATAATGCTGGCACAGGAAATTCATTACAAATAAATACAGATGAATTTGTTGTTAAGGCTGATGGCACGCTAAATGTTGCTGGAGTAACTGATTATGAAGACCTTGTAACAAGTGATGACGTTATACCAAATAGAAAGTTTGTTGTTGATAACAATGAATCTACTAAATTTAATGTTAACCAATCAACACATGGATTATCAGTTTTAGATGCAATTTATCATAATGGAACCATATATACAGAGGCTCAAGCTGATGATGCTGAAACCTTGGGAATGTTAATTGTAACTGAAGTTATAGATACTAATAATTTTGTAGCAACATTGGTAGGAAAAACAACAATAACGTCACATGGCTTGACAATTGGAGAATATTATTTTGTTAGCGATAGTGTAGCTGGTGGATTAACTGCAACAGAACCAGGAACAGGAAGTTTTTCTAACCCTATTTTATTTGCTGTAGATGCTAATACCTTAATTGTTCTTCCATTTAGACCTTCATCTGTTGTAGATGAAACAGGTGAATTAAGTGTAATAAGTACAGCAACAACATATGGATTAACAAATGCAAACGATGTGTTAGAATGCACTGCAACATTAACGGTAAATCTTCAAGCTGTTGCGGGAGCTACCAAAAAAAGATTTGACATTAAAAATAGTGGAGTGGGAACAGTGACACTTGATGGAAATTCAACAGAAGAAATTGATGGAGATGAAACAGTTGAAATTTCAGCAGGAGACAGTAGAACAATTATAGCTAATACTGCTGGCACTGCATGGATGTTAATATAGGAGATTAATATGAGTTATTCAAAACGTAAAGTTGCAATTTCTACATGCGATACATGGCAATGGAATGAGAATGGAGATGATTTAGAAATACAAAAAGACATAGAAGGCGTTGGATGGGTTACAAAAGGTTCTATTGGTGGAAATGAAACATCTGCACAACCTCCTGAAGTAGGAGATGAGCCTGTTATTTTTGCACCTGAAATGGTTGCATTAAACTTTTCTAACCAATCAATTTCGCAAGAAATAGAGGGGGTTTCTGTTGCCGATGAAGATTCTTTGTCTTTAATAATGGATGTAACAGCAACCAGTGGAACACTTGGTTTTCCACTTACATCTGGAGCAACATATGAAGAAATTAGTGGTGGCATTAGATTCACTGGAACTATAGCTGAACTTAATGTTGAATTAGCTGGATTAGAATTTGAGCCAACAAATTTAGTCGGCCCCCCAATTGCTCCACAAGATGGGACTATTGACATAATATTGGATGATCAGGACGTTGCAACAGCAAATGCAGAACACACTATAACTGTTGAAGTATTAGACTCAGGTAGATAAGGAGACAAGATGTTTATAAATAAAAAATATGTTGATACAAGAGTAAATTCTTTGCTGGCAAAAATAGCGGGGTTTATTTCTCGTGTCAAAAAAATTGAAATAACAAAAGTTGATAGCGATGATGCAAGGTTAAGCGATGCAAGAGCACCATTAATTCATGAACACAGCGAGCTAATAACTTCTATTAACAACATTAACACATTGCTAACTTCAAGCGATACGACGCTAGATGACTTACAGGAAGTTGTCAACTTTATCAAGCAAAACAAAAGCGATCTTGATAACTTAACTGTTTCAAACATTTCAGGGTTACAATCAGTTTTAGATAATAAATCAAGTGCATCTCATAATCACAACGCAAATTATGAGGCAAAAAACACTAACATACAAAGTCATATATCAGCGACAAGCGATCCTCATAATGTGACAAAATCTCAGGTTGGCCTTGGAAGCGTCAATAACACAAGCGATGCAAACAAAGAAGTATCAAATCCAACTCAAACGGCATTAAACGGAAAATCAGACACTGATCATACACATTCAGGAAGTACAGGATTAATTGATGCAGCGATAATTCAGGCTATTCCATATCAATCAACTCCAACAGCTCAGCCAGTTTCTATACAAATAACTGGAACAGGATGGAAAACCTTAACGATTTGGAAAGGTAATAATGTTGGCTTTAGTATTGGTGATACTGGGTGTAGCGTTACACAAGAAAATCCTTATGTAATGTCTGGAAGTGTAGAAAATCTTAATCTCAATTTAGCTGCAATGACAATAACTGCCCCTGTTGCTACGTTTCCTCAAGATCAAGCTTGTATAATCAAGATTGGCGTAGACTTAGAAACTAAAGAGATTGTGTTTCAACCAGTTAATAAAACATGGCAATAATTAAATGATTTAAAACAGGAGGAATTATGGCAAAAGGAACAGCAGTAAGAAATACAGGTTATTTTCAGAAAATTGGAGATAATATAAACTATGCAGATGGCAATATAGGGATACAAACGGAAACTCCAGATGGCTTAATTGATGCAACGCCAGATACAATAGATGCAGCAAGTTATTCATACCCAGATACCCGGGTTACCACAGCACAAAGAAATGCTCTAACTGGCATGACTGCTGGGGCGAGCGTTTATGATTTAGACGTGAAAGCCGTTTACTGCCATAACGGAACAGAGTGGCGGATTGAAACAGCAAAAAGGGCTATAATAAAAGAAAAGCAAAACACTGCAGTTGACGGAGGAAACTCAAGCATAGGGTGGAATGTTAGAAAATTAAGCACCATAGAAACAGATGATATTGGAGGTGTAACAATTGCAACCAATCAGTTTGCGTTACCAGCTGGCACCTATATGATTAAGGTGGGAGGAATTGTGTGCAACGCCAGAAAAAACAAATTAAGGCTGACTAATGTAACCGATACTATTGAATATTTTGGTGAGTCTGAAGATGGGGGAAACACAATTTCAGCTCGTGCCGCATTAATAACTCCAATATTCGCAATAACAGCATCAAAAACATTTAAATTAGACCATTATGTTTCACAAGCTCAAGTTGGATATGGGATGGGTCAAAGTGTAGATGACGGGAGTGCCGAAACATATGCAACAGTGGAAGTGCTAAGAATAGCATAACATTTATTAAACAATAATTTAGGAGGAAAGAATGACTTTAAACGTAAACTCAAATAATGACTTTTTAAAAGAAGTTATTATCAACACATGTGAAATGAAAGAAATGGGTGGGCAAGCTCCTATTTGGAAACAAATTGCTTATGATGGAGAAACTGGGCCAGCTGACCATGCTGTGACTTTAAACGGAACATCTCAATATGGAGCTGTTGCAGATTACGCAAATTTAGATGGAACAAATACATATTCAATTGAAATATGGGGAAGACCTAACAAGAACACAGGGCCACTAATACACAGGGAAACTTATTTTGACTTAACTGTATTAAATGGATTCCCTAGAGTTCAAGTTTTATCTGGAGCAATATTAACTTCTTCAATTTCAATTAAAGTTGGTGCTAGAAACTATGTTGCTGTATCAATTTCTAACATTGGTGCTAATTCTGTGGTCAATCTTTATGTCAATAGCGTGTTGGCGGGACAAACAATAGTTGTTGGAAATATTGGAGCAAACTCAAGCAATGTTATTGTTGGGCAAGACTTAAATACATCAGAATTTCTTGATGGCGAAGTTGATGAAATAGTTTTATATAATATCGCATTAACTCAAGCTCAAATTACAGAAAGATGGAATGATGGAATAGGAACAGAAGATCTTCCTAGTGGTGTAACTGAAGCAACAGAAGTTACAGCTCAATTTAATTTTGATGACGGAACACCTGGCGTAAGCGTTCTTAACAACTGCACTTTAGGGTTTGGTGAAGATATGGCTTTAACTGGAACACCAGGGTTAACTACTGGTTTAGTTGGTGGCGACCTAACAGGCGATGATGGTGTTTTTGCCCCTGTTTTTGATGCTACGAATAAAAAATCTCTTTATTTCCCTGTTCATGCATTAAGAGGGATGAAACCTGAAACAGACTATGAACCAACTGCATTCTGGGCTAAAGCTACTGCAAGCGCTGGAGATGTTGTATGGAAAGTTGAGTTCTTAAAGGTAGCAATTGGCGAGGCTTATACAACAACAACTGCAACAACAGGTTATGAGGTGTCAACCGCTTTAAGTGCAGTTGAGGATGATGCAAAAACATTGCTTTACACTAAATTAACCGATATTGATGGCTCTACAGAGCAATTTCCTAACACAATAACAATGGCTAGAATTACAAGAGATGTAGCTCACGCTTCAGATACTTATACTGGAGAGGCTATTTTATTTAACTTAGGCTTCACTTATATTCAAAATGCTATGGGCGACAAAGATGAAAACAGATAGAATTTAATTTTCAATCATCTAAAATCATAAAACATATATAACACTTGCTTTTTGCTATTCTCTATGGCATAATAAAAAAGGGTAGTAAAACAAAGGGGTTTGTTATGCTAAAATATGGATTAGGGTTTAGTTTTGAAGGTCGAGATAATGTTTCTAATGTGGCAAACAGAGTTAACAGAAGTATTGCCAGTCTGAAGGTGAAATCCGTTCAAAATATGCAAAACATACAAAATAGTTTCATGAAAGTTGGAATGGGAATATCTCAAATTTCGGCTGGATTAGCTCAAATGCAGGGTATTAAAAAAAGTATAAGTGCATTTTCTACGTACGAAAAAGGATTAGCTGAAATAAACACACTGTTAAATGCTGAACAGATTGCAACATCAAATCTGGGAACAGAAGTAAGGGCTTTAGCAACAACTTACGGCGGAGACATGACCAACGTTACAAAAGGTTTTTATGATGCAATTTCATCTGGCGCCGTTGATGCTTCGAATGCAATGGTCTTAATGACTCAAGCTAATAAAATGGCTATTGGTGGAGTAACAGATGTTGCAACTGCTGTAGATGGCATGACGTCTGTTTTAAATGCTTATGACTTAAGTGTAGAAGAATCAACTAATGTTTCTGATGCTTTTTTCGTTGCAATGCGTGAGGGTAAAACAACTATTAGTGAATTGTCACATGACGTTGGTAGGGTTGCATCTACAGCTAAAAACCTAGGAATAGGTTATAATGAGTTATTGGCATCTATAGCAACAGGTACAAAGTCAGGATTACAGACAAACATGATGGTTTCTGGTTTAAATGCTGCAATGCAAAACTTAATAAAACCCTCTACAGCCATGACAAAGGCTTTAAGAAAGTCTGGAATGGAGATGGGTAAAAAAGGAATATTGCAAGCTGGTGGATTGGTTCCTTATTTGATAAATTTAAAAAAAGTTATGCCTGAAAGAGAGTTTCAGCAAGCTTTTAGTGCAAGAGGCTTAAATGCTGTATTAGCTTTAATTAAAAATGATGGAAAAACAGCTAATGGTGTTTTAGAGGCTATGGGTGAAAAAGCTGGGGCAACGAATGCAGCATATAAAACAATGGCTAAAACAATGTCAGCACAAACAAAAATATTAAAAGCTAACTTTAATGACTTGCTTATAGGGTTGGGTAAATTATTACTGCCAACAATAATAAAAATAACAGAAAGAGCAAAATCTTTAATAAGTTCTTTTCAAAATTTAAGTGATACACAAAAAAAAGCTATATTAATTATAAGCTCTATGTTTGGCGGACTTAGCATTTTGTCAGGATCTTTGATGCTTATATCTGGATTACTTGGAGCATTAAAAGGCTCAATGTTCTTACTTATAAGTCCTTTGACTAAAATAGGGTTGTTGTTTAGCCCATTAGGTTTAATTGTAGCTGGAATAGGCATTGCTTTTGCTATATTTGTACACAATGCTGGTGGCTTATCGAATGCTTTGGAAATATTGCAAAATAAACTGCAACCCGTTATTGCGTTGTTTAGAATGCTATATGAAACTATAAGATTTGGTGGAATTAGACAAAGTACAATGAATGAATTTAAGCAAATGTTTGATCCAAAAACATTTAATACTATATTAGCTTTCTATGTTGGAATAGTTAGAGCTTTTGCTTTTATGAAAAAAGCTGTTATTGCAACCATTGATTTTCTTGGAAAGGTTCTTGATGTAGTTATAGTTGTTGTTAAGAAAATAAAGCAAGGATTTATGTCTGTATTTAATTTCTATAAAAGAATGTTTAAGGCTATGGCTGGAGCATTAGAACAATCAGGATTTTTAGATGGTGCTAAAAATATTGGTGACGCCTTTAGTGAAATGTTTGGGTTGATAGGAGATGTTTTTGATCTTATAGTTAATTCAACTGTGTTTCAATGGCTCGGTAATGTAGTTGGATTTATTTTTGATGGCATACTTAAGGGAGTTAATTTTCTAAAAAATCATTTTAGTATATTCTTTGAGTTTATATATTTTTCTGTAGGCCTATACTTTGGCTGGATAATTAAGGGACTTGGATTTGTAGCAAAAGGAGTTGCTGGTATTTTCAGGTTTTTAAGATATACTATTGAAAACTTTAAAGAAGTGATTGGCATTACTATGGTTTTTCTCGGGGGAGCTTTAGTTAGAACATTTGATTATATATGGCAAAGAATAAAATGGATTGGAAATGTGATAAAGCAAGCATTTATGGCTCTTTTTGAAGACGTTGCCTATGGAGTTGGTTTAATATTTTCAGGAATTATCAATAAAATAGTTGATGGTATAAATTTCTTAATTAGAAAAGCTAATACAATAGCAGATAAATTAGGTATAGATGCCCTTAAAATTGAGACAATTAGTCATATAGAGTCAACGCTAAAGCCAAGCGAAAGAGTAATGCCTGATTTTGAGTTTAAACCTAGTGATGATGGAGCTTTAGAAAAAGCGAGAGAAGACTTTAAGGGAATGCTATATAAGTCAGCATTAGAAGATGGGCAACCAGATTCAATTATTTCGGCTATGGATAAAACTGATGCTCTTGCTGTAGCACCAATCACTGGAGCTGGACAAGAAAAGCAAAAGCAACAAACTGCAGAGAGGCAAACTGTCTTGTTGTCAAAAATATTCGCAGCTTTATCACAGCAAAAAGATATAAAAGTAGTGTTAGAAGGAAACTTAGAAGCTATGGCAGAGGGTGTTTCCATAGGGGCTGAAGAATCTAATAGAAGAAATTTTGTTGAAACAGGGGCTTTTTAATGGCAGAAACATATAAAGTTAAAATAAGAAACACTTACACAGATGAATCTAGGATAGCCTTAATGAACCCTAGCATGTTAGAGCTAAATAGTCAGGCCGCCTTAGAAAAGAACAATAGCCTTGCAAGCTCTAATGTTATATTAAATTACAAGCATACAGAAACAAAGCCTTTTACGTTACAGTTCTTTATATCAAGAGCATATCTAAGATCTGTTAATCAAAACGATGTTAGGGAAATGAAAAACTGGCTTAACTTTTTTTATGCTGCAACATACGCACCCGAGGAAAACGTTTATAATAACATTAGCTTAACTCCTCATTTGTTAATATGGCCAGAAATGATAGCTGGAGAATATTATATAACAAATGTTTCTTCAACAATGGAAAAATTTGATGAAACTGGGCTGGCTACTTTTGCTTTTATAAATGTTACATTTGAAGAGATAACGCCAGAAAAAATAAGAACTTATGAACGAGTTAGGAAATATGGATTTAATTCTCCCGTTTTATAGAGGTAAATATGGAATTATATATAAATGATTGGTCTAGGTACAGATATAGAGACATAAATATTGATTCAGATAATAACGAATATTTTAACTTTATAAATGAAACAAACTATACGACAGAAGATTATTTAAAATATACAGTTAGAACAAACAATAACATATTTAGAATAACAGGATATATATATTACACTGAAGAATTCAACGCTAATCAATTGTGGTGGGCCGTTGCTGAGTTAAATAATATAATAGATCCTTTTGTGCCATTAAAGCCAGGGCAAGTTTTGAGTTTGCCTAATGTGGAAAAAATAAAAACTTTAGATAGATACAACGATTTGTTTGGAGTTGTGTAATGCCTTTCGTTAAAGTTCAAATAAAAGATAACGCTGGTTTGGGTTTAAATAAATATGTTAAATCATTTACGTTTGAATTTGATGCAAAAAAAGCAAACAAGGCAACTTTAGTTCTACATAATTACAATAATGTTTTATTAGAGTTCCCTGAAATGTTTGACAAGGAAACTGAATATATAATACAATTTGGTACAAAAGATTTTATAAGTAACGAATTAAGGTTAATTTTAATAAACGCCAAGCAGGGTGAAAACTTAACTTTAACGTTTACGGAAAAATCATATCTATTAAATAAGGAAAAAGTTTTTGAAACGTGGGAAAATATATTAGTGCAAGGTATTGTTGAGACAATTGCAGTAAAGCATGGGTATGATACTTCTTATGCAAATTCATTTCAAAACTTAGATGTTAATGTGACTAGAGACATAGAATATACAAGCATTGTGCAAAATACAACTGATGCTATATTTTTAAAACAATTAGCTAGAAAAACAAGATGTAAATTTTGGATAGATGCAGCAGGGTTTCATTTTGTAGATAGACAAGAACTGAAAGCCAGGAGAATTGATTTCATTAAGGGTAGCAAAGATTTAGATTATCAACTACTTAAGCAAACAGGATTAGAATTTAATCTAATGAAAAATCATAAAACCTATCAACTAGAAGTACCTCAAGATGTTGGAGAAACTATTACAAATGAAAAGCAATATACTTATGGAGCCGAAGGAGTGGGTGGTGAGACGTTTGAAGAAAATACCGACTATATAACAGCTAACAATGAACAAGAAGCTTTAAATTTAATGGAAACAAAGTATATTGACAGTGCAATGAATAATTTAAAATTAAAATACACGGTCAAAGGCAATGCCTCACTTATTGGAAATTTAGATATGGGAATATGGGGTATAGGTGATTTTTTAAGTGGGCTATATAAGTTAACAAACGCTAAACATGTTATTAGTGGAGCTTATTTAACTGAAATAACACTACAAAAGCAAGCACCAAAAAGGGTTAAGAGAAAAAAAGTTTCTAAAAAAACCGATGGTTATGTTCAAACTTTTACAGATCAAACACCTGCGTTGCCGCCTGATTATGAAAAGAAATATGGAAAGTTAGGTGAGCAACCAACTAAAAAGAAAAAGGAAACTGAAATTATCAATTATTTTGACACTGAAGAAGGTAAATGGAAAACTAAATTAAGGACTTTGTAATGGAAAGAATACATCATGGTTTATTTTTTGGAAAGATTGTTGAAATAGAAGAGAATTCAACATCAAGAAGAGTTAAAATATCAATTCCTAATGTTGCCAATCCTACAGGTCTTGCAACGCCACTTGGTTCTAGTGCCTACATTCCAGTGTTAGATGATACTGTTGCTGTTCAGTTTTTAATGGGCGATATAAATAGACCGGTTTATCAAAGCATCAATGTTTCTGAAGATAAATATATCTTAGATGGCAGCAATAAAAAGGGTGGATTAGAAAGTAAAAACTTTAAAATTTTAATAGATGAGACAGAAACACAAGAAAAGACTAGTATTTTAGTTAAAAATAGTGATATAGTTATAGAAGTTAACCTTAATGGCGTCATAAACGTCAAGGGAAAACTATTGCAATTAGATGGTGACATTGTAAACATAGATGGAACGGTTGTTAGAATAGCTGGCAGACCCGTTGTTCCAAATGGTAAACCAATCGAATAATAGGAATTAAAATGAAAGATAAGATTTTATTAAGCGTGATAAGTATTGTTGTAACTATAATTAGTATTGCTTTAAAGAACCTTAGACCTTTTAAAAAAATTAATAAAACTTTAGACAAAATAAACAAAGACATTTTAACATTAAATGATGACAATAAAAAAGAACATAATAAAATATTTAATTACATAAATAGGGTTGAAGCCAAAGAAGAAGCTTTAATTAGATTTGAAAAAAAGTTTGCAGATAGATTAAATAATATGCTAAATGAATATGATTTAGAAAATGAAAAGCTAAAGGATTTTGCAAGACAAAAGGCATTCAATTTTATGAATTTTAGCCAACGATTACTAAGAAAAGAAAACCATACAGACATAAAAGCAATAGACACTATATTAAATAGTGCCTTAACTAGCATAGAAACAACAAGGCTGAAAGGAGAGGATATTTTAGGTAAAGAGTTTATAAATTATTTTTATGATTCACATCAAAAGATGTCTATATTTTTTATGCAAAGGATTGAAGATATAATTTTTGACAAAAGAAATGACAAACAAGAAAGACTGTTTACATTGTGTTTGTTTTTTTTTGAAGACTTTTTGTCAAGGATTCCAGACTTCTATGAAGAATGGTCTTTGATAAAAAATGAAGAAGTATTTTGTGATGCTGTTACTATGAGTGAAGATGAAAAAGAGGATAGTTTCATAAAGAGGTTAGCTAAAAAAAGCAAGACTGCTAATTTTACTAAAATTATGCGAGGCGTTGATGAGTTGCAATAAAATAAACACACAACAAATTGACTATGATTTACAGTTGCCAGCTGGATTATCTGTAAAGTTACAAGGATCTGTTCCCAATGTTTTGCAATTAGTTGAACCAATCTTAATGCCATTTAAACCCCTTTTTTTAATTATAGATGTTTTTGCTAAACTAAAGGCCGTTTTAGATGCTGTTCCTTCAATCATTACAGATCCAGTAGACTTCTTAGATGCGGTTATTGAGTTTGCTAAAGCTTTAGCTAAACTTTCTGGCTTTATCCCTGTTTTTGCTATTCCAAATTTAATTATTTCTGTAGTTGGATTATTAAAGGCTGTGTTAACTCAAATAATAAATGACTTAGAAACCCTTGTAACATGGAATATAGAGACAGATAACTTAGGCCTAGAGTACTTAGATGAAGAGCAACAAGAATGTTTAAAATCAATTCCAGATGATACTATGAATTTTTATTTAGATAATCTTGGAGTTATAAATAACATAATACAAACTTTAAATGATTTAGCAGATATAATTGGAATTGATTTAAGTGATTTTGGATTAAGTGGAACTATAGATTTATCTGATTTAACAGATATTGATAAAATCATAACAGAATTAAAGGCATTTATAGCAGGTATTCCAGGATGAGAAAATTGTCAGTTTTATATCCCCTTAGTTATGGTTACGACAATATCGCCACACTTGAAGAAGAAGATAATATTGGAAATAATATTGTATCTTTAATAGATATGGTTGGGGGCAGTGGCTCTGTTGTTGGTGAATGTCTATGGGATGGTAGAATTGGAACTGGAATGGATTTATATAGACACCAAAAAATGGAAAGCGTTGACATACAGGAAATGCGTTATTTGTTACAAAAGTCAATTAATTTTGTATGGGATACTATAGATGTTGGAGAATTACAGGTGACAGATATTCAATATGGTAAAGATATAAACTTTGATTATGAAACAAAAATAGATGATAATTATAAAAGAGAGAGTATAAGTTATGAGTGGAATTATAGATCAACAAGCTAATTATCTTGTAAAAGATTTAGAGGGCAATAGAGAATATCTAAGAAGCATAAAATCAACCGTGTTTCCAGAATGGACAGATGATTCTACGGTTAATATTGGTAATTTTATACTTGATAGCCAGGCAATGGCAAAAGATGGGCTAAATTTTTATATAGAAAAGGCATATCAAGAATCTAGTATAAGAGCAAAAACAAGAAGAGGAATTAAAAATATAGCCAACTTTAATGGATATACAGAAAGATTGCCTTATGCTGCAACTTGCTCGGTTTCTTTAAATGCAACTATTGTCCCTGCAGAAATATTAACTGTTGAAAAAGGGACTGTTTTAAAAACCCTTACAAAGAATTCTAAATCTTTTCAAACAGCTAATGATATAATGTTTGACAGCTTAACCCCAACAATAAGTGTTGATTGCGAATATTCTGTTATAACTCAAGATACGTTTACTGCGTATGGTAGAATATGGGAAAACTTTATTTTATTAAGAAAGCCTTTTTTAGAAATAATTTTAGTTACAGTAGATGGCAATACTTTTACAAGAGTAGATAATTTTTCTGAATCTAGTGCTTCAGATGAACACTTTTTAATTAACATAGATGATGAACAAAGGGCTATTTTAATTTTCGGAAATGGAACACGAGCTAAAAGAGCAAATGGAAATGTTGTTGTTGACTATAAATATACAGCATTAGATGACGGATATATAGAAGAAAATTCTTTAAAAAAAATAGAAGGTTCTTTTCAGGATACACTTGGAAATCCTGTTACCGTTACAATAAATAGCAATACAGAGTCTACACATAGCAGGCTATATGAAACAGTTAATGAAATTAGACTTGCATCTATAAATACTGGAACAACAAAGCAAAGTGCTACAGCTAGAAGTGAGTTTGAGAGCATTGCATATAGTATAGGTGGTGTTGCAAGAGCCTTAATGTTGTCAGCTGACTCTATTACTGAAGCAGGTGAAAACAGGGGGTCATTATTTATAGTTCCAGTTGGCGGCGGAATAGCAAGCGACGTGTTATTAAATCAAGTTGAAACAGAATTTGATACAGTTAAAACGTCTATAGGTTTTGGTCTTTCTGTTGTAAGTGCAACATATAAAACAATAGAAATAGATGTTATGCTGTATTTTAAAGATATTGCCGGAATGACTGCAACGCAAAAAGCTAACAAAGTTTATGATGACTTAGTTGAATATTTTGATCCGTTATTAAGCAATGGAGAAAAAAATACTAGAATAGATTTTGGCTTTTATTTTAAAGATCAAAGTATAAGTAAAAAGTCTGAAATACCATTGTCAACAATTTTTGATATAGTAAGAGACTCTGAATATGTGCAAAAAGTAGATATGCAGCCAAGTGGTTTTTTCGTAAATGGGTCACATAGTGATGTTGCAATTGAATTAAAAGATTTTCCTTATTTTAAAAGGTTGAAGATAGTTGATGGAGATACTGGAACAGATTATGAATATAATAGATAGGTGTAACAATGCTAACTGGTGCAACTTTAGAATTTTGGATTGATGATTTTGAAGATTTATATATTAAATCAAAGTTCAATGACAACTATATCCTAACCATAAACAAAGATAACTTTAGCCGTTTTTTTGGCGTTTTAGACTTTGATTCAACTGTTTTAAACGGTGAAGATGGAATAGAAGTATACAGCACAAATGATGGCTCAGATTACAGCAAGGAAGATGCTTATTTAAAAGCTACTAAGTTAGAGTTTCGTGGTCAAATTTCATCTACAACAACTATAACGGGTCTTGAAACCCTTGTATATTCTGGAGTTAGATATGTAGATACACTGGGTGACTATGTTGCTTGTGGAGGCTTTTGTTTTGCATATAAGCAAAATTTTGACGATAGGATCAATTCACAGCTAGGAAAGTTTTCTGATACAAGTTTAGTTAATCAATATAGGGCTTATGAGCATTATGCAAATGGAACCATCGTAACCTCTTATGATAGCTTTAGCGGAGTTACATATGATTTTACGCTAAATGTATATTCGATTTTTGATGGTGCAGACTTTATATATACCGATGTTTTTTTAAGTCAATTTTTTGACGTTGCAGAAATGTATTATTTCTTAAGGGCTTATGTATCTACAACCATATCGGGAAGTGGTGAAAAGCAATTAAACTTAAAAGAAATACAAATAACTGCAAATCAAACATATTTTGCTGACTCTATAATATCTAGTTTTAAGGCATATAGAGATGGCGAATTAACAGGATTATCAGATCCATTTATGGACATGAAACCAGTAGAAGATAATAAAATAATAAAAATAAATAAATATAGAATAGTAGGTAAGGTTATCGACTTATCCGATTCTTCTTATGCTAGAGCTTTAGCAGGTGGAGAAAACATTTTTATTGGTGATGACTTTAGAGATTTAGGAACTAGCAATTTACCTGCTTTTTTAAACCTTGAAAGTTTTTCTATGTATTGTAGGTTTAAAAGCAAAGCAAATTCAGGGGATAGGTACATAGGCGGTACTTTAAGTTGGCTTGGGTCTGGGTTTGCTTATGAAGGAATTGGCTTCTTTTTGAGAAACAATTTAATAGGAATTGTCATTGGAGCAACAACAGGGCCGCCTCTAACTTTCATGAGTACGATAGAAGTATTAGAAAATGACTGGGGAATGTTATTTTTAACTTATGACACTGGAACAGGTAATTTAAGAATAAAGGTTAATGAATCAGAAATAGAAAGCCTTAATCTTTCTTCTATTTCTGTGAATATTGGAGCTAAACAAGCTTTTAGTGTTGGCTTGCCATTTGTTGATGTTGCTTCAAGCTGGGCTTCTAATTATGGCTTAATTGAGGTTCAAACATTCGGCTTTGAAAATAGATTGTTAAGTGATTCTGACATGCTTTCATATTGGGAAAAGATAATTAATTACGATGCTGGTTTAAATAATCCTAGCTTTGAAACTCAAGGAGATTGGACTGGAAATGCTGAAAGTTGGTCAACTGAAAGTGTCGTAGAAAAATGGGAAGTTTTCCCTTTTTGGGTAGGCAATGGGTTTGAAGATGATCAATATCAAGGATTTGAAAGTTTTGAAAAGTGGGCTATAATAGTTAGTTTTGATGATATTGAAACTGAAACTTTTATATTTGGCATTGAAAAATTAAGAGAAACTTTTGAGTTGTGGGATGATTGGGAATATACTAGTGTTGATGACATTTTAGACCCAAATAAAGAAACTTTTGTTTTCGCTCCAGATATAGTAAGGGAAAACTTTTGTTATGGTTGGGAGTTTGCACACTTATTTGTTTATTCAAATGCTTATAATTTGCTATACATAGATTTTACATATGGCACTGTTTCCATATTTGAGGGAATAAATGATGAAATAAAGTTTGTGATAACAGACGATACTTCAGAGAAAACAATTACGCCATATAGCTTTATAATTACCGAAGGATCTTATGCTATAGCAGAATTAGCAGCATACATTAAGTCTAGGATAAGCTTTCACACGTTTTCCGTTAATGTTGTGGCCATTGGGAATAGATTACAGATAACTTTCGCATCTGACCCCATTAAATATTTAATATTTTTGCAGTCATCATTTTTTGATACTGCTTTGTCATATTATAGTAACAACATAAAATATGGCGATATGGGTAAGGTGTGGACAAACAACATAACAACTATAGATCAAGCTGAAATATTTGCCTACTTTAGCGCTGGAGCTCCAATTGCTAGAGAAAGCTTTAGTGGAGTTGATGGATGGTATTATAGAACAGGAATAAGTGATTATGGCGATATCTTGCAAAGTTTTGATGATATAGCTCCAGCTTATAAGGTTGTTTTTGTTTTTGTTGATCCAGCCGTTGTAACAGATGTAAGGGAAAACTTTAATAACTCAGATTCAAACTGGGGAACTACAATTATAATTGATATATAATAAATTTAGGAGATAAAAATGGCTAAAGCTGACTGGACTAACATGGCAAACTCAACCTCTGATGTAATTTTAAAGAGAAACGTAACTACTTCGGTTACAACGTACGATGGTGGATCTTATTGTTTTATAGTTAATCCAACAACAAGCGATATTTTAATGTTTGGTAATCATGCAGAAAAAACAAACTTTACGCCATGTGCTTATGGTGCGCTAGTAGATGGTGGAATAAAAAGAATTGGTGACTTTGCAACTGGTGCAACTCCTTTTTATTTTTGCTGTGCGGATGCAAGCGATATTGAAAATGGAAGTGGGTATATGATTGGATTATCAGGTGGAAGACCCTACAAGATTGTTGTTGCAAAAGGTAGGTTTAAAAATGGCATACTAACAAGAGCTGATGTTTCTGCACATACTTCAGGTGGTTCAACAACAATTATTGATGAAACTGATAATTATTATGAAATTTTAATGGAAAGTGCTGATGACTTTGGTGCCGAAGGTGATGAATGGGAAATAATGAAACTTGATGTTGTGGTAAATTCTGGTGTTGATGTTGTGATTACAGCTCAAAAAGGAACTTATGCTGCTGGCTATACATGGGCTGATTATGTCCTTGATTACGGCTCAAATCCTTATGTAGATTCAGTTGCGGGTGCTTTATTTGCACCTTATCAAAGCGGTTATGTTGGATATGGGGTTGTAACAAATCAAGCAGGGTCTAGGGTTGTTTTTGATGCTATAGAAATTATAAGACAAAAAACATCTACACCATAGGGGTATTTTAAATGATTTCTGTTTTAAATGATAAGAATGGACAAAACAAGGGTAGAATAATCCCAATAAAAATAGAACCTTTTGATGATGGTTCTTATGTCTTTTTAATAGGTGATAAAAATGCAACTGATTTTAATTTCCAAGCAGGAGATTATTGTCATTTGAATCAAAAATTTAATTGCGATTTCATTGCTTATTTAAAATTAAAATATAGATTTATAGTTGAAGAAACTAGTATAATTGGAGCTGATTGGAAGCTAAAAGTAAGAATAGAAGGAGTTGATGGAACAGCTTTTAATACTGTTGTAGATAGAATTTTAAGCACAAATAATCCAGATATTTATGATGATAATATTCTAGTTCCTGTTTATGATTTACATGGTGAAAAAGAGTTACAAATAGAGTTAATTTTGGAGTAAAATAAAATGTCAATTAAAATTCCTAAACTATATTTAGATGCATTTGAAAGTATTAAAGCAACTGATTCTGACAAATTGGTTATAGGAAATTTATTTCCAGCAAACAAAGAGACTCAGGTCTCTACATCTTTAACCTTAACTTTTGATGTTTTTAATTTTACTGGAAACGCCAATTCTGGATTAGTAACTACAATTGAAATAAATACAACTGATTACACTGGAAGTTTAACTAATGTGGATTTAAATAGTTACTGGAGACGATATTCTTTAATTTTAACTTTAGCAACAGATACCAATTATGATGTAGAAATAAACACTGACTTAGGGGCTGAATCTGCTGTATCAATTTATGATTTTACAACCATGGACACAGTTGCACCGACAGTTACAGGTGTTTTAATAGATGACTTAAAAGATATGTGGATAGGGTTTTCTGAAGAAATGAAAGAAGCAACTGTTCTTAGTTCAAATATATCTCTTTTAAAACAAGTTGGCTCTTTAAAATCTGTTTTTCCTGCAAGTGTTGAAAGTATAGAAAGAAGCACAGATGATCAAATTAAAGCAATATTAAGTGCTACAGATATTTATAAAATAAAGCTAAACGATAATCTAACAATAGATGGCGAATACTATGTAAAATGCGAAAATGTATATGATAAGAATTTAAATTTAATAAGCGCTAGTGGAGATACATTTGACTTTACTGTTCCAAAACCGTATTATTGGAATCAAAACAGGGAGTATAATAGGTTTGAATTAATGTACCCTGCAAAGTGGAGAGAAAAAGATGAAACCTACAATACATTGTTAAAATTAGATTCTATTTTAGAGGCAGATGATAAAGAGACTTTTGCATTTATAGATAAATTAGCATGGGAAAATGACCTTAATTTTACAACAATTGAAGATAAATTAAGTACAATGCTTTTAAGACAAAAGTTTCCTGAAAATTGGTTATCTTGGTTCTCACTGGAGCAAAAAAGAAAAATAGCTTTAAATTTTCCTTATTATAGGCAAAGAAGATTTACTGATTATTTTATACAATTTATAGAACTATTATTTGACAGAGATATAGAAGTTTTAAGGTTTCCTGATGTTGGATGGTTAATCGGAGCTTCGCTAATAGGAGCTGAAACAATAATTGATAGTGATCCAGACTCAGTTGAGAGGTTTTCTTGGGGTGTTGGAATAGTTGATAGTTTAGAAATAGATGACGACATAATAAATAAAATAACTGTTGTTGCAAACTGGTGGAAACCTATTAATGAATATTTTAAGGGCGTTGTTGTTGATGGAGAGTGGGTTTTAGGAACAAGCGAATTAGGCTCAACAACAATATTATAATATATAGGAGTTTTAAATGAATATGTTTAAATTTTTAAATGATTACATTATAAATGGGGGCGATTTAACGTGGATATCAGAAGCCATTAAAAAACAGTTTAAAGACGACATAAAAGGTATTGATTTTATTGGAATAATGTCGGGGTGGAAAGTAAATGAAAACGATACATGGTTTGTTGATATTTACCCCGGAAAAGGTCACGATGCAAACGGGGAAAGCTTAGAGACAACTGATACGGTAAGCGTAAATTGCGAAACAGACATTACAGGAGCAAGCGTTATTCCAACAGTTGGATATAGAAGATATATTTCCATATTTGCAAGATGGTATCAAAAAGAAGGCGATGAGGTTGGAAAAACAAAAAGTTTGACAAAATTTAAAAAACATTTGCTTGATGGTGTTGAATTTATAGTTGTTAGGGGTGAGGAATTTCACTGGACAACTGATCCGCTGCCAACAACACTGCCTGTTTATGAAAATGGGATTAGGATTAAAACATATTTTATAACTAATTCTGGTGCAACTCCATTTCTTGATAAAATTACATCAGGAATGGTGTTAAACTTTGAAGACGCTAGCGACGTTATGTATAAATTTATTGGTGATAAAATAGATTTAACGGGAGAAACTGCAAAGGGCGGAGTGATGGAAATTGCCAACATTGTTGACCCTTATTTAGCCAAGTTAAGCAAAGAAATGACATTGACTGAGCTAACAAGTGGCTTTGCAAGTTATAAAATATTAGATTTGCAAGTTGATGGAACTGAGGCTTTTGGACTATATTTTTTAGATCCTGACTTAGGTACAAACTTTAATGGTGGATTAGCTTTACTGAGAAACATAAGAGTTGTATCTATTCCCGCTACATATACAAACGATAAATTACAGCTAATCGATGCTGGCAGCATTGGAAGAGCTACAATATTTGGATTTAATGGTGAAATAGGCTCATATACAAAAGAAATTGGAGTAAGTGTCTTTGAAATAGATGACTTTGAAGGATATACAATTATGTCAGATTCTTTTTCTGTTTCTGCAGCTGATGATATAGACTTGCCACCTGTTAGAACTGCAGGAACTTGGGTCAATAATTCTGGAACTGCAATTAAAAAAGAAAGAATTTATGGGGCTGTTTCAGGCTGGAAAGATACAACACAGGGTGTCGTTGATATATTCTTACGTTTTCCGTATGCAGCTAACCGAATGGTATCCGCTGGAATTCCAACTGTTTCAGATGTTGCAATTACAACAGTAGGTGCAACTGGTGTAACTACTAGTTCTTTTTTTGAGGCAGACAATAATGGAGTGACTATTAGGTTTAGAAATTCAACAGGAACCGGCACAAGTCAATTGATGACATGGAGAGGTTATATTTTAATATCATAGGAGGTTACATGAAGAAATTATTTTTATTGTTGTTTTTATTATTATCTTTAGGTTGCATTAAAAGACCTAAGGTAATTTATGTTAATAATTACTGCAAGTTGCCAGAGCTAACTCATTTGCCAATACATAGAAATAAACTTTGCTATGAGACAAAGGCTGCACATAAATGCTTAGAAGATGTTTACATATATGATCAAGATGGATTTAAAGAATTACTAACATTCATAAAATCCGCTAAGAACTGCGAAAAAACCAACGACGAGAAATAAATAAAATTACATAACAAATACAAATAAAAAAAGCCGATGCAATAAGGAGGTAACAAATTACACCGGCAAAAGAACTATCAAAAAGAGATATGCTACTATAAAATAACAACATCTAAATCACAATAAAACATTTATCTATTTTTTACAAGTAATTTATTATTTAATTGATATTCTGCTTGACATTAGGCTTGAAATATGTTATGGTTAATGTAAGGTCAAGAAAGGGTCTTGGCTAAAAATGATTTAGGAGGTCACAATGAATAAAGAAAGAATTTATGGGGCTGCTTTAGGATGGAAAAACATAGTGCAAGATGTCGTTGATTTATTCTTATATCTTCCATATGCAACTAATCGCATTGCTGCTGGTGTCCCAACGGTGTCAAATGTTGCAATTACAACTACTAATGCAACGGGAATTACAGCAACTAGTTTTGTAGATGCAGATAATAACGGAGTTATAATTAGACTTAGAAACTCAACTGGTGCAGGAACTAACCAATTAATGACATGGAAAGGATATGTCACAATATCACAGGAGACTGAATGAAAAAAAACACCATAGAGCAAGCTATACATATTTATAAATATTTTAAAGAAATGAGCAAAGAGGCGTATAAAGTAGGTGACTTAAGTGAGGCAAGTTTTTGTGAGACAAAAATGTTCACAATTAAATGGTTTTTTAGGGCTGAAGGAATAGAAGATAAATTGAATGATTAGGAGGTAAAAATGAATAAATCAATAAGAATTAAAAGAATAAAAAAGTTATTTAGAAAATATCTAAAAAAGAAGTATAGGTTAGACATGGATTACGTACAAAAGCAGCACGAATATTGGTTAAGTCAATTTCGAGATTATCCAGCATCTAAACACGCCTTTCTAATAATTAACAAAGACAAGGGAGCAACAGATGAATAAAACAATAACAAAGGCATTTTTAGATTCACTTAACAGAAAATACTTTTGTCATTATGACTTGAGCAATGGAGAAGATTATTCTTGTAAAATGACTGGCTTTTTTGAAAATGATGTTTTAACAATTGTAGATTATGTGCTGTATAAAAAAGGAGGTAAATCATGATGTTCATTATTTTAATAGTATGTCTTATATTTGCTTATGAAGTCATGCGTTATATCTTAGAGTTCCTGGAAAACAAAAGGGATAAAGATTTAGAGATCATCAAAGAAAAGAGCAGGTTAGAGTCAAGAAATATTGGAAAGAAAGAGATGACGAAAAAGAGAAAATATAGGAGACAAAAATGACAACAAAAGATAAAGCGATTTTAAAGGGTTACTTAAAAGAATTTGCCTTTGTGACCATCGCAATTATTTTGACAACATTAACTGCTATTTTGCTGTGGAATTATTTAATAATGTCTATAGTTGTAGTCCCATTTGTTAGTTCTATAAAAATGGTATTAATTGTTTTTCTGTTAAGGGTTTTTGTGAATTTTTTTAACGCTATAAATAAAAAAGGAGGTTGATAATGGATGGATTAATGAAAGAATTATTTAATGAAAACCGCGGACTAAAAGAAAGTAACGAAAAAAAGAAAGCCTTGTTTACGGGTGCCATGAAACTTGTGGATGAGTATGCCCAAAAAATCGCTAGACTTGAAGAAGAAAACGAGGCCTTTAAGAAAGCAATTTTTGAAGACTCATCTTGTATAGAACAAGCTATGGATTTCTCGGTTTGCAATGAATGCGGAGGCAAGGATTGTGTAATTAAAGATTATATAAACAAAAGAGATGGGGGTAGATGATGAATGGATATATAACATTTAGATTTTTGGAATTACTGGGTATTGAGAAATATCCAGCATGGCATCCGGCTTGTATGTCAAAATTAATTTGCAAACCATTGCCATTTTTAGATCACAATAGAGTAATTTTCTCAGAATGGATAATTTAAGGAGACGAATAATGAAAGAAAATATAATTAAACTATTAGCAAGAGCTTTCATTACTAGCGGAGAAGATGACTTTGAGTACTGGTGTGAATGCAATGAAATTGATGATGACGATTTAATATTAGAAATAACATACAAAATTAAAGACCACATTGGCAGAGTAAAAGATAGTTTGATCTAACACCACTTAGATCTAAAGAATAAAGCAGAACAATAAATCCACCTAACACCCACTTAAATCAATCGCATTGCATGAAATAACAAAGAATTATCCAAAACACAAGCATTTGTATTGACGGAGGGTTGAATGCGGGGAGTAAGGGGTTACTAGAAACGTGCATAAAAGCTTAAACAACTGATAAACAAACTTTAAAAAAACTTAAACATAATGCGTTGATTTGATTGAAGTAACACCTGAAAAAACAAGGTATCTTTAGAGTATTAGATTATTTTAATATAATATATATATAAACTCTAATCTACTATAGCTTTTTCATTTTTTTTAGGTTAATTTCTTTTTAAATTAATGCTTTATAATCGTATTTGTTTAGAGTTACAATAAATATATGTTTAGTTTTTGTAGCTACTTTAAAGAAAAGCTTGACATTTTAAATAAACCATGCTATTTGTTTAGATAGCGTTTTTGTTTATAAGTTAAATAAGGAGATTAAATTGGAACAAAGTTTTAAAAATTTTATTATTCACGGTGGCAACAAGAGAGCGTTTGACAAAGTACAGGCTTTAGGAAAAAGAGTTTACTACGATGAGGATTTAGTAGAAGGTATTTTATTAACTGGTGCATCAGGTTCTGGAAAAACCCACTTAATGAAAGCTCTGGCTGGTGTATTAGAATTAAGTGATCATGATTATGTTTTTGGTTCTGGGTCAGATTTTAAAAAATATTGCTTTGATTTTAAGAGCGAAGGCAAAGATGATGTGAGTGTATTTTCTAGAAACTCAAAATATGACATGAGTAGGGCTGGTAAAATATTGATAATAGATGATTTTCAATCTGTAATTACTAAGAATTCTCAATTTATACATTCTAAATTATTTGAAATGCTAAGGCAAGCAGAGGATTGTAAAAGCTTTATTGTTATATCCTCTGACACAAGTTTAGATGACTTTGATTTTGCTAAAAGAATTTCCGACAGGTTAATGGGCGAAAATTTTGTAAATGTTCATATATCCCAATCTAATGACTCTGAAACTAGTTCTAAGATAATATTGCAATTGTTTAAAGATGTTAATAACTATATAGATAAAACAACTTTTGATAGAATATTTGATCTGGGTTTAAGTATTAGGCAACTAATAAGAGTTTTTAAAGACATAAAGTCAGATTATTTTTCATATAAAAGGAAATTAACCCCATCTGATGTTAATTATATATTAATGCCTATATGCAAAAAAATGATAAATCATGATTTAAAAAAGATAGCTAATAAAATTTTAAAGAAAAACGGGTTATTAGTTGAGCACCTTAAGAAAAGAGATTCAAGAACAATGAGGGTAAAAAAACAAATAATAAAAGAATGTGTTGAAGGTGGTTTTTCTGTTAATGAAATAGCTACATTTATGAATTTTACAATACAAAACATTTATAGAACTATGCGAACTATGGAGAACAAGGAGAAGTAATGAAAAACATTAAACATAGAGAAACAATTTTAAAAAACAGATTAAGAAGAAAAAACACAAATAAATTAGAGAAATGTAAAAACAAGAAAATAGATCCTAAATATTTAGGCATTCCAAATATATGTTTTTCATTAACAGATATAGATGACAAAAGAGAAAAGAAATATGAAAAACAAAGAATTGAAAGAGGTTTTGATGATAGTGAGCTGTGGAGTTTAGATTATACAATAATAGAGTTGATATTACCTAGACTGAAAACTTTCAACAAAAAATACAAAGATACTTTTATTAAGCCCTGTAATACTCAAAAAAAGTTTATAGAGAACTTAAATTTTATAATAAAGGGGTTTGATCTTTATTTAGATGAAGATAATGACAAATATGACAACTTAGATTTTAGAGAGAAAGATGCTATAATTGACAAGGCATTAGACGCATTTAGAAGAATTTTTAGAGGTTTATGGTATTAGGGAAAACAACCAAACATAACACTTGACATTTACTTAAAAACATGTTGCAGTGTTATAGTTAAACAAAGGGTTTAATAAAAAGGAGGTACAAGATGAAAAAAATATGTAGAGAATGTGGCAAAGATTTTGAAACAACAAGAGATGACATTGAAGAATGCGATTTTTGCAGAAATGCAAAATGGGAAAAACAAAATGAAATTAGAAGAAACAATCAGAAAGAAATCTCATTTAGAGACATTGCTAGTGAAGTAATGAATATTTTTTATAGTATTTTCTTCTATGGTTTAGCTCAAGGAGATTTTATCAATCGCCAACTTTCTGTGGAAATTATAAAAGAACTTAGTGGGTATTTGAATGTAGCAAACTCCACTTTTGTTGATATTTCAATTATTTTAGGTTATCAATGCTTCGATTATTTTGGCATAAAACCTTGTGTTTTAGAAAAGGCAGATGGAATTTACCTTAGTTTCGAGTTGAAAAATGCAAGCACACTAGATGTACAGGAATTTAACAGAAAATATGAAAGAAAAATAATAGCATTTTAGGGGGTACAAGATGAAAACAAAACAAGAAATATTAGAGTTTATCAACAAGCCCCAGGAAAATCTTTTCCATATAGTTGATGCAAGCGATATTGAATATTTTATTTACCATCAAAGAGGCGGTAATAATAATTTTTTAAAACGAATTGCATTAATGAGCAGAGGTCAATATAACAGAGTAATGCTGGGTGGAATATTTAATAAGAAAAACCTAGATACTGTTAATAAAATCATGCTAGAGATAAAGAAAGACGTAATAATTAAAAGAGACACTTTAGATAATATAATTAAAGACATAGAGGACTAAATGAAACGTCTAAAATGGAAAAACGAAAGCATGCAAGAAATAATTGCAGAACAAAAAGGCACGATTGAAATCGGAGCATTTAGCTACTGTGAATTTGAGTTAGAATTTTTATTCGGTGCATTTTTCTATGATGTGAATCTAAAAAATAAAGACCTTTTAAACTACATCATAAATACGATTAAAGGTGGTCACATTTCGCAATACAAAAAAGAGCTATGTATGGGCAGATATAAAATGAATTTGGAATGTAATGAGCTTGATATAAAGCATGAGGACGACCTAGAAAAAGGCAACAAAGCAGAGTTAAAGGCAAAGAGAATTAAGGCAGCTTTGGAGAAAAAAGCAAAGAGGGAAAAAGAGACTATAAGTTTAGATACGAAAAAGATATTTAATTAAGGGGGTAGTGATGTTGAATTTACAAAAAGCAAAAGATGAATTTGCAGTGCAATTAAGTGAATTTATGCAAAAACAAATGGAAGATGGGGGGTTTTATGAAAAAAACTACGGGATTGCTGGAGAAAAACATTTATTTAAACTTGACGGCGAGACACATTTTGTGAGATTTAGTGTCTCTAGGCTTTTCAGCGAATATACGGTATACTTAACTGTTTTTTTAAATGTAATGAGATATGAATTAGAATCAGGTGAACTCTTTAATGGACATGAAAACATGACTGCCAAATATATAAGTGACAATAAGCAGTATATGAAAACACATAGTAAATATATAACAAAAATATTACACAAAAGACTAGCTAAAAGATTTTCTAACATTAGATCAATGAGTGGAATTTAAGGAGACAACGTGAAAGCTGATATAAAACAACTTAAAAGAAGTAAGGCAATCCTTCACGCAAGATGTAAAAATATAAATTATTTTTATTTCTACTTGACATTAGTTTAAAAATAGGTTATACTTGATATAAGTTAGGAAAAGGGTTCTTAACGAAATTAATTAAGGAGGACAAGATGACACAAGAAGAAAAAGTTTTAGAAGAAGCATTTAAAAGTATTTATAATTCCAACAAAAAAGTTAAAGCAATAGCGGATTCTTTGAGTAATTCTAAAAGCATTAGCGACAAAATAAGAGATTGGCCAGAGGCTAGCAAAAAAGAGTTATCAAGAAAAATAGAAAGAGAGTTAAGGCTTTCTAGCATATTTGGCGACAACAATGGAGATACAAGTGACGAGATTTCAAGCGTAAAACATGCAAAAGCTTCTATCGCAAACAGCAATGACCCGCATCTTGGGAAAACTGGTGATGTTTGCTTTAATTATGGTATTAATTATGGATGTGATGAGTATTGTCCGGCCTTAAGGGATTTTACGTGTGAATATACAGCAGATATGGTCGACGTTATGGATGAAGAAACAAGAAAAAGGTATAAGGAGGCATAATGCGAAGTAGGCAAGAGATAGAGGAAACACTAGAATTTATGGACAACATGTGTAGGCATTTATTTGTTCCTGGAACTCAAGATTATCTGGAGCATTATGTGTATGGTGCAGCTCTGGAGTGGACTTTAGAATGCGATTTCGAGATTCAAAAAACTAAAATTTGGTAGGGGGTGAGATGATTAAGGTGTCCGAATTAATTGCACAAAAGGGCTTGGCTTACTTGCAGGATGCTTACACAAAAGAGGAGCTTGAGGCAATAATTGACTGGATTTGCTTTAGGGATGAAGGTGAAGAAAAGCCTTATTCAATTTCTAAAAAAGACTTGAACAGAATATCTCATTATCTCCTAAAGATTTCTCTAAAGTATATTAGAAAAGTGGATGTTCATTGTTTAAGAAATAGGGACTCAAGAGATTACACATAAATTAAGGAGAAAAAATGATAAACTACACAAAAATTAACGATAAAATAGCCTATTCTAACAAAGATTTAGGTGATGAATGGCTTTGCATAGGTGAGCCGATATGTGTTAGAAAAGAGGGGCTACGTAGCGTCGGAAATGGCTGGATGAATGGATTTTGTATTATGTTAAGTTATGTTGACAGCACTGAAGAAATAGACTTAGGGGAAAATAGAGAAGCGTTGACGAAAGCAAAAGAAATTATAGAAAATTATTTAAGGAGGTAAGATGAATATAAAATCATATTGTGGAAATTGTCAAGCTCTTTACACTGATACAAGAAAAGAATATTTTTGCTGTGAGTGTAGTACGTTGGTTTGTGAAAAATGTATAAAAGAAATCAACAAAACAATTTCTAGGTTAACAGGTGAAAATGCAATAATTTGCGATGAGTGCTTGATAGAAAATGAGGAATACAAAGAATTTTAAGGGGGTAATGATGAAAAAAAGAGAACAGCAAGAGCTTATAGGCAGGATAGCATATCTGACCAACAAGAGAAAAAGATTAGAAGAAGAACTTGAAGATCACAGAGGGCTATTAGGGAAACATTTAAATCAAAATATAGATTTAGAGGAAAAAATACATGAACTAAAAAAGCAACCTAAATATAAAGAAGTTAAGCGGTGCAATAATTGCGAACACATGATTCTTGATGAGTTTTGGTTTTGTGAGAAAATAGATGATGATATTTATTTTAGTGAATCCATGCTTGTTATGATGGCACAGTGTTGCGATGTAGAAGAAAACTGGGAATTAAAAGAAGGCACTAAAAGACTATATGAGGAGGTTTAAAATGAGTGAAAAAAAGACAATGGAATGTAGAGATTGTGGTAAAAAAAAGACGACAGAACATATAAGTGCGTGCAATAGATGTGATTATTTTGTTTGCGTTGGCTGCATGCTTTTTGACACTTGTTACCAATGCCTTGATGACATTGAAGCAGAGGAGGCGGACCAGACGAAGGGGGCGAAATATGGCGACCATGCGGTAGAAGAAAAAGATGTTTATTATTTTTGTCAAAACCCGTTTAGCTGGCAAGAATGGGAGGCGAGGTTTAGGCATTACGCAGGCCCAGGTGGGCGAAGGCATGGAGACGCCGTAATTTTAACTGAAAAAGAGTTTAATGAAAGCAGTGGATGTTTTTGGGGTAGGAAAATAAAAATATTTGAGAAAATCACAAATAAATAAAAGTTAGAAATATAAACCAAGGAGGCAAAATGAGCGACAACATGTTTAACGGCGACTGCCAAGACTGCGAAATTACAGATAAAATGGATGCAAAAATACAGAGCTTAGAGTCTGATATGAAAGTTATGGAAAAGGAGATTAAAGAGAAAGATGAGAGGATTGAGGAGCTTGAGAATAAGCTTGAAGGGTTGAATGAAAACTTAAGTGATGCAGAGTGTAAGATTGAAGAGAAAAACGACAAGATTCATGAGTTGGCAGTCAAAATAAGTGAACATAAGGAGATAGTTGAGAGATTTGAAGATGTTATTTTTGACGCCAAAAGAGTTTAAGGAGGTAAAATGAAAACCAAAGAAGAAATAAAGGCTAAGGAAAACCTATATGTTGAGCTGTTAACGCATAATCACAAATATGATATAGAATATTTATCGCAAGATTATAAAATATTGCAGGCTCAATTGGCTGTTTTTAATTGGATATTTGATATTGAGTCTAGATTTGAGGGTGATTCTAAAGATATCATGTTCAAATATCTTTCAAGTAAAGGTTTAAATGACTTTATAGATGACAAAAAAGACTTAGAAGAAATAATAACGCTTTTAGGTAAGACAAATGGTAAAATTAACTTTTGGGATACAAGGAGCAAGGAATTTGTACTTTGTGGGTTTGAGTATGCTTATTGCGATAGCATGCGTGTGTATGCAAGAGATAAGCAGGGAATTTCTTTAGCAAAAAAAGACATATTGATAGAAATTAAGAAGTATAACAAGGAGACAACATGAATGAACTAAGGTTTATTGCTGGACTTTTAATTGTAAATGATAAAATAATTTTAAGGACACGTAATTTAATTTTTACAGAACCATTAAATGGCAAAATGCGAGCTTATTGGAAAAAAGACAACCCAACTAATTTAAATTGCCCCAGAGGCTTTAGGGATGCAGATGTCTCTTTTATTTTTGATTTTGATGCTAGTGGTAATGAATTTATTTTATCTCTTTTAATAAACAATAAAATTAAAGAATTAAACAAGGAGGTAAAATGACAAATAAACAAGCGTTTTTTATAACTATAGGAATTTTAATCGGGGTGTTTTTATTGAGTTTAATGTTAAATTTAGTAATTAATATATAGGGGGTTATATGAAAAACAAACATGCTGAAAATATCGAGATGTTGAAAAAAGCTTTATTAACTAAAACTTGTGATGATTGCATATCTTATTCAACCTTACATGGTGGTTGGAAGGTTTGTTCTAATCGTGAAAAATATTGTAAGGAAAACAATTATAAGTTGCATGAGCCAAGAACTTAAAAGAATGCAAACATAAGGAGATAACATGAAACCATGTGTACCAGATAGACCATTTTTAGAAGAATCAGATCAAGTCTATATTCCTTGTGAAACTGAATATTTAGGTGATGGGCGATTTAAAGTTACAATTGGTTCTTTGCAAGATAGAGCAACGGAAGAAAGAATAAGTAAGCATTTCGGCTTAGCTAGAGAACTAGATGAAGAAATAGAAGCAAAAATAAAGTTAGCATGTAGAATACCTATGAAGTATTTTATAACGCAAGCGTTTTTGCATTTATTGGGGATGTATCCAAGGCAACGTTAATAATTTTTAAAATTAAGGAGATTAAATGAACGAAATAGAACAAAGAAAAAAAAGTGTGATAAAGTTATATAAAGATTTCTTTAATAAGCTGAATGGCGAATATATATTATTGATATATTTGGTAACTGGAAAAATTAAACATACTTCAATTCCAATATTGGAAATAAGAATCTTTGCAAAAAAACATTACTCTAACGTGTTTGTTGAAAACATTAGAATTGATACTACACCAAATGTTTTTAATGCTGATTTTGTACATATGTCAGAAATATTAGAGAAAGCAGTTGAGAAAAATAATACAAAAACAAATGAAGAAGAATGCGAAAAGTTAATTTATTCTAGTGAGGAGCAACAATGATAAAAAATAACGTAATAAGTTTTATAAAAGAATCTTTGCTAACCCTTGCAGAGCATCAAATAGACGACGAATCATTTAGTGCTGTATTTAAAAAAGGGTTCTTGTTTAATCGCAAAAGTGAAGAAAACACAGTTGTTTTTGTTGTAAACGTAAGGATTAACGACGTAGAAATCAAGTGTCAAGCATTTAATTATACTTATGAATTTGACACTAGTGAAGATGACGGGGTGTTAATCTTGCAAGAGAAATACATGTCTTTTGTAAAAGATTTTGAAAAGTATGTTTATTCTTGCATAAATTTCATTAAAGATTAAGGAGAAACATGAGGTCAGATTTAATAGATATGCTAAATAAAATATCAGTACAAGTTAATTGTTGGGATGATAGAGAAAAAGCTTTAGATATGTTTGATAAAGTATTAGATGAAAATAAGAGATTAAAAAAAGAATTAAAAGGCGGCAAAAGCAATTCAAGTAACATCTTAAGCGTATGTAATAAAAACAATAACGCTTGACTTATTTCTTTAAATATGTTATATGTTGTGTAGTAGTTAGCAATTATATTGGAGGTTGTTTTGATTATAATTAACGAAGGTAAAGACAAAGGTTTATATTTAAGGCAGTATGAGTTAGCAAAGGTCTTGAATACATCATTTAATTCGCTTAATCTTTTAGTTAGAAAGGGCAAAAGAGCAGGGCATGATTTTGGAGTAATAAAGCCAACAAAGAAAGCGTGGAGTCACTTTAACTTATATAAGATTTATGATTTCATATTTGAAGATAAAACTAAACTATTGAGCTATAAGGAAACATTAGTTAGAGATAATTACTTAATAGCGATTGAGTTTTTAAAGTTGAAAACAAATGAAGATAAAGAAGGTTTTATTGGAGAGCTAATAAATGGCACAAAAAGAGAGAAGATTATTTTTGAAAAGGGAATCCCTAAAGAATTAATCTTGGCTAAAGGCCATCTGAAAGCACTTTACAGAATGAAGAGGGGAAAAAGAGCAAAAACAATAAGGCACTTAGAAGCTGTTATTGTTGATTTTTATAAAAGCTTTGTTAAATAAATAAGGCTAATTAAGGAGGTAATATGAGCGATTTTTACAAAGATTTAATTGAATTAACTAATGCAATTGCAACCGTAGAGTTTAACTCTAATGGACATAATTATAGATATGCAGACTTATCGGCAATCCTAAAGGCATTAAAGCCATTGTTGTTGACTAATAACTTTAGTTTAATGCAACCCTTAAATGAGACAGAAAAGGGGCTATATTTAACAACTATATTAAGACATATAACAGGAAAAGAACTTACAAGCTGTGTTAAGGTCGAAAAAGTTACAGGCGGTAGAATGAGCGACGTACAGGCTCTTGGTGCTGGAATAACATATATGAGGCGTTATGCAATTAGTTCATTGTTGAATATAAGTTCTGAAGAAGATACGGACGCAGCTATACCCAAAAAAACTATGCAAAAAAGAACACAAAATTACAGCACTCCAAGGCCAACACAAAGCTATAGAAAACCACTACCCAAAAAGGCAACACTTGATCCCAAAACTGACCCCAAGGTTATAACTGAAAAGGCAACGAAAAATCAAAAAGATATGATGTGGGCGTTGGTAAAAGAGGCGGGCGTGGAAGCTACTAAATTTAGAGCTAAAATAAAAGAAAAAACTGGAGACGAAAGCACTAAAGATGCAACAAAAAAGCAAATAAGCGACATGATAGAAATGTTACAAGAACAAATAAGGTGGAATAAGAAAAACAATGAAAACAATGACCATGAAACAGTGCAAGAGCAACTAAAAACACAAGAAGAATTTGAAAGACAATTAAATGAAGGGCAAAAAAATGATTAAGGTTGAGAAGCTTAGAAACAGCACTATTAACATGTATTTAAACTGCCCTTATGCATTTAATTTATACGAAATAGAAGAGAGAGAGGGATTAAGTACAAAAAACTTTGTTCTTGGAAAAGCGTATGAGGAAAGCGTTATTAGTTATTATGAAACCAGTGATTTTGACTTCAAGAAGGATATAGGGTTTGAACTTGAAAAAGATTTTGATTACCTAGTTGATGAAGAAAAAAAAGACATAGAGAAAAACATGTCAAGCAATATTGAGATTGCAACAAGCTCTATTGAATTTTACATTGAAAATATAGGCAAAAATTATGAGTTAGTTCACAAGCAAATAGAAATTAAACTAAATTTAGAAGATGTGCTTTTTCGTATTTCGGGACACGCAGATTCTATTTTAAAAAACAAAGAAACAGGAGAGCTAATATCCCCTGACTTTAAATCTAGCAAGAATAAAATGAGTTCAATTAGTTTTCCCTATAAGAAACAATTAGCTCTATACTCTATGTTTTTAAAAAATATGCGAATGGGAATACATGTTTTTATAAAGACAAAAAAACCGCAAGCCTATGAGCTTTTTATGTCAGACTCAGAGTTGAAGCAATATCAAAAAATAGTACATCAAGTTGCCATTCAGGTTTCTACGTTAATTATGGTGGGAAACTATGAACCTACTGGATTAGGCAAAAAAGATGAATATGGCAATAAGCCCATGTGCCTAGGGTGCCTGCAAAGATTAAACTGCAAATATGCAAGACAACTTTATGATATAAAATAAGGAGAATTAAGTGAAAAATTCTCAAAATAATTCACGATAGATTTCAGTCACTTATAGCGTAATCTGCACTTTTCTTAAATTTATTTCACATTTTACTTGACATTCGCCTCAAAATAGATTATATTGTATATATAGGGTTAAGGAAAAGGTTCTTAGCTAAAAATTAATTAAGGAGATTAAATGTTGTTTTTCCATAAAGCAAATGAGTTAGGACTTGGATTGTTTGAAGGACAATTCAATCCTGGAGAACCTGTGTGCGCAAGCACAGACTACTCTACTAAGTTGTTTTGGAGAAACATCTGTATAGTGCTAGAAGGGCAAGAAAAAACCTCTAGTTACACGGAATGGGACTCCGATTCTCGTTCCCAAACAGAGTGGGATGAAGACCGCCTGTTCTTTTCTTCTTTAGAAGATCTTAAAAACTCTATAAAATATATTATTATCTCTAAAAGAGATAGCAATAGAATTTTTAAGTCCGAATTTGAAAGTATGGGATTTGGACAATGGAGAGAGGATTACGAAAAAAAACAAGCTCGTTTATTTTTAGAGTCTGTTAAGGAGAAAATAAAAACTCCAGCGGATGCAAAAAAAATAAACAAGAGCTGGGACAAGAGCTTTTTAAATCTAAAATAATTAGAAGAGCTCTTAGAAAATTAGAATTAATGCCCGACTATGAAAAAATTGTTAGTATGGCAATTGAGCTATACTAATTAACAGCCTTAAGCATGACTTAAAAAGGCTCGTTGTTACGTGAAATAACAAGGAGGTATCATGACACTTAAAAGACTTGAAAAAAAAGAAGAAAAAACAGTTCTTTATAGTTGGGTCGAGTTTGCGAGTAAGATCTTACTTGGACTGTTCGGGTTATGGATAATATTTGTTACTATTTTTATATTCTTTAGCTTATAGGAGTAAACAATGAATGAATATAAAAAACTTAAAAGAAATGTAGCTCAGATTTTTAAAAATAACATTAAAAGCGGCTTTGCTAAAAATACTGCAAGATATCTTATTGAAAAAGATGTTAAAGAAATTTTAGATGAATTATGTGTAAATGCAACAAAGGAGCAAACATGAGTAAAAAAACTATTGGGATATGGCTCGATATTGGGGAAAATAATACTAGAAAGTATTTGAAAAATCACGTTAAAATGCTTAATGAATGCGGAGTTGATGAGGTTTATTTAATGATTAATTCTGTAGATCATACAGATATAGAGTGGAGTGTTGATGGCATTAAAGAAGTAGCTGATGAGTTCAAAAAGAATGGCATTGTAACAGGAATTACATTGTGGTTTTATCCAAAGAAAAAAAACATGAAAAAGATTGTTAAATGCATTAAAGAAATTAACGAGAAGACTGGAATATTTAATTTTGAATTTGATACAGAAAAGAATTTTAGCTCTAAATATAATGAGTTTAACACACTAGAGGAAGCTGCAGAACATTTTCACAGAATGCTGCCAAACAAAGACAATATAAGATATCTTGGTACTAGTTTTTTAGCTAGAATAAATGAAGATGTAGCTGACTTTATAGACTCTTATGTTATACAAAGTTATTCAATAAGCTTTCCAAAAGGACACGAGAAACATAAATTATATAATAATCCTGATGGTGACCTGTACCCTGGAACTTTTCAGAAAATATGTTTTAATGCAGCATTTGAGACATTTCCAGATGAAGATATTTACATGGGTTTAGCTGGCTATTCTCAGACTAATTATGAGGGCTTGAAAGCTAGTGAATCCATGAAGATTCAATATGAAGAAGCAAATAAACATGTTGATAAAATAATGTATTGGAGTTACAAGTTTTTAGGTGGAAAAGATGGTAAAGGAAAGAATAAATATTTCTACAGATTTTTAAAAGGATTAAAAAAGAGTAAGGAGACAACATGAGCTGGTATTTGAAACATAGAACCGCAAAAATAGAAGAGTTAAGGGGCAAAACAATAAAAAAAATAGATGAAACAAAGAACAAAGAACATCTTGTTTTTATAACAGAGTGTGGTAAAACATTTAAAATGTATCATGAGCAAGAGTGTTGCGAAAACGTGGAAATAGAGGACATTTGTGGTGATTTAGAAAACTTGACCGGGTCTCCAATAACGCAAGCAGAGGTAGAGACAAAAGAGAGTGATAATGATTGCGGCTCAGAAACATGGACTTTTTATAAATTAGCTACAAGTAAGGGTTATGTTACGATAAGGTGGCTCGGCGAATCAAATGGTTATTATAGTGAAGAAGTAGATTTTATTGAAATATTGGAGGTAAAATGAAAGATAAAAATTTTATAATAGACAAAGATAACAATAAAGTTATTTTTAAGAGCTTATCTAAGCAGGATGGCATTGTTTTAAATAAATATGCGTTATTGGCCTTAAGAAGCTTGTTAGAGAATCACAAAATAATATTAACCTTAACTACGAGATTTTTCGACAAGAAATATAAAGAGAAATATCAGAAAACTGGGATTGAAAAAATTGGTAACTCTGCAATAGATTTCGGATTAGGCGTTGAGCTAGATTTAAAGCAAACATTTAAATCATTAGGATTAAAGGGCAAGTATGAGCCAAAAATAGCTCAATTAAGAACAATAATGTCAAGATTTAACTTCCATTATTCAGTTAGGGATGACGAATATTACCAAGACCATTGCTTTACGTACATTAATGAAACGCAATTTGTGAATCACCACTCATATCATGATACAAGAAACACTTTAGAATATTTTTATGATGATATTTATGATTTTAGTAACAAAGAAATACAAGAAATGGCAAACATGGCTGAAAGAAGATTTAAATTAATGTTGTTCGACGACATAAAGGAAGATGGCGTCTTTAATTATGAGAGCAACAGAGCTTTTGTTATGTTGTTGGGATATTTTGGATATAAGCATAATATAAGTGATGACTTTGAGGAAACAGTGGGGATAAGGCAAAGATTAATTAGGGTGTTATTGGCGTTATTGAAAGAAGAGAATTAGAAATTATTTAAGGGGATGCACAATGAACGAAAAGGAGAGTAAGCTAAAATTATTTTTACATGAGCTTTTAAATAAGCATTGTAATGAAGATATTGATTCAGAAACAGTTAAAGAGCAACTAGGCAGCCTTAAGGTTGAGTTAACGCAGAATAGATATTATTTACACATAAAGACATCTTGTGGGGGGAACCCATTAACTCATGACTGGATGAGGAAAAAATACTGCGAACATATGGATGCCGGTTGTCGAAGCATGACAATAAGAAATATAATCTTAAACTTAAGGGCAATAGATTTCTTTGATTCTGAATTAACTTGACAATTAATGAAAAATGCTGTATAGTTATTTAGCTCTCCTTCTCCTAGCTAGGGCGGTGAGAGTATTTATTTATTCAAACCGAGGAGAAAGAGAGCTATGTCTATTAAAAATTTAGTTACAAAAAACACAAGTGGCGAATTATTAACAACAAGTAAGGTTTTAGCTGATGGGATTGGGATTGAACATCGAACAATAAAAGAGACTATTGAAAAACACAGAGATAAAGTTAAATCTATAGCAAAATTAGACTTTTACACAGAAGTGCAAAAAGTAGGTCGTCCCGTAAAGCACTATGTATTAAGTGAACAACAAGCAATGTTTGTCATTAATTTGTCAAACAACACAGCAAAGGTTTCTCAGTTTAAATTAGAGTTAACAAATGCTTTCTTTGAAATGCAAAAACAATTACAAACAAGACAACTGCAATTACCAAAAAACTACAAAGAAGCTCTTTTAGCTTTGGTTGCAAAAGAAGAAGAAAAAGAAATACTCTTGCTTCAAAACACAAAGCAAGAACAAAAGATAAGTGAACTACGAAAATACGAACTTTTCTATAAAGATTTACTTGGATCAATTGGCTTATTAACTATAGGAACTGCTTCTAAATCTTTAATGTTTAAAGATAAAGTTGGGAAAAATGTTGGTCAAAATAAATTATTTGAGTTTTTAAAAGATAAAGATATTTTAATGAAAAATAGAGATCCATATCAAAAATATGTTAATGCTGGATATTTTGAGGTCGAAATCAAACCAGCAAGGACAGCTACTGGCAGCAGGGTGGGTAGAAAAACACAAATGACAATAAAGGGATTAGCTTATGTTCATAAATTATTGTTAAAACATGGTTACACCTGTGCTAGGCAAACAACAATGAATTTTAAGGGATTTTAAATGAAACCAGTTAACGTAAGCTACAAGAAAATTATAACATTTGATCCCTCTGGCTTTTCTCACAAGTCAAAGCCTGCATATGCTATTTTTAACAATAGAAAGCTTGTTAAGTTTTCTGAGATAAGTAGACAAAAAAAAGAATCTATGACCAAATATGCAAGAAGACTTTTTAACTTAATAAAAGAAGAAAATCCAGATCTGGTGATAGTGGAGGGACAGTACCTGGATAAGAATGTCAACTCCATGCAACAATTAATAGAATATAGATCACTTATACAAGCTATATGTTATTTACAGGGAATTGAAGTTATAGTTGTTCAGCCTTCAACTTGGCAAGGTAGAGTTCTTGGGAAATTCAAAAAAGGAACGTCTAAAAAATGGAGTGTTGCAAAAGCTAAATCAGTATTCAATTTAGATAAAATAACAGACAATGAAGCTGATGCAATTAATATTGGTGTTTATTATATTAATGAGCAAAAAAGAGAGATGCAAATTATGGAAGCTAAAAAAAGAGTTAAGAAAAAATTTAATTTAGGAGATTAATATGATTAGATTTAGAACTGAAGACAAAAGAAAAGAGCTATCGCTGGACATTAATGTATTAAAATTAACAATGATGATAGATTCTAGATTGTTTTTAGATGTAGGAGAAAGAGTTTATTATGTAGATTTTGAATGTGATTTAGGTGCTTGTTCTACTAAAGCAGACATAGATAAAAGGCTCTTTAATCCTAATTTAATGCTTGATGTTGATGTTGAATGTAAGGGTTTAGGGAATTTCGTGTAAGGAGGCATAAATGAAGGGGACATTAGCAAGCAAAGAAACATTAGATAAAATTTTAGATATGCATAAAAAAGGTTCTACTAATCCAGAAATAGCGAAAGAAATGAAATTGCACAAATCTACAATAAGCAAATATTTGATAAGGATGGGAATAATAAGAACACAGGGTAGTTGTGTAAATCTAAAAATGACAGAAAAACACAAGAAAATTATGATTGAGATGAAGAAAAATAATGCTGCAACAAAAGATATAGCAAAGGCGGTGCAACTGACTACAGTTACTGTTATGAATTTCTTAAAAAAAGAAGGCTTTTCATTTCCAAGAAAACAGAAATCTAAAGCAATAGAGGACAGAAAGAACACAATAATTGAGATGGCAAAAAATGGCTTGAGTAATTCTGAAATAGCCGAAAAGATTGGCATTAAGAAAATAATGGTTGCTTGTGTGAAAAGTAAGGCACGAAATCGCGAATATTACCAGAATAAAAACTATTACCAAGCTAAGTCTAATTTAAAAACAAAAGCAGCTACATTAAAAGAAGTTGCAATAAAATTATATGAAGAAGGTTATGAGAAAAAGACGCTATCTGTTGAAATGATAAGGAAAATAGAGAACAAGGCATTAAGAAAGTTAGGTAAATATTTTAAAAACAATAATATAGGAGTTTAGATGTGGATAATTATAATACAAGCAAGCACATTGCTAAGGAAATGAGAATTTCAAGAGATATCTATTTAGCAGAGAGGGAAGGGGTTTTATATGAAGAGTTTAAGTTTATATTAGAAAACAGAGCAGAGTATTCAGATGTTAATGTCATTAGAGAAATCATTAAAACTGTAGAGGTTGTAGTTAATAAGCGATTTGAAGAAATAGACAATAAACACAGCGTGAATCCGCCTCATGTTCAACGTGTTTACCATTCATTTGGAGTTGACGACATGACCAAAGATGACTTAATTAAGTTTATAAATGAGATAAAAAAATTAGTAAAGGTTCATGAAGAAAAAGGAGATATAAATGCGGATTAAATTACTTGATAAATTTGACAGGAATTCATTATGCTTTAATTCTTTTAAGAGAGGACAAAAAGACGTAACACTTTTAAATTCACTAATAAAGACTGGTCCATCACATAGAAAGTTTCTTAGATTAATTAGAATATTTGAAGAAGTTAGTTTAGATGAATTGCAAAGATTACTTATGGACAGAAAACTAAGGGAAAAGATTAAATATAAACCATTAAGTAAACATCAAAGCAGAAGCGGGCTTGCAGAAGGAAGATATTTAATACAGTATAGCGGTGAAACAGCTTATGTGATGAGCGAGAATACAGAGTCGAATAATTTTGAAGGATTGTTTAATGCTTTTTTCTCAGGCTCCTTGATTCATGTTTTTACTCCTAAATTCTTAGCTGATGCAGTAAGGTCTTCACGAGAAAGTTATCGCTTTAAAGATACAACTTTTAATGGAAAATGTGGCAGTGAATATATGGATAGGGCGTTTAAGAAAGAAGAAGAATATGATAACCAAATGTTTTGGTATTTCTTTGAGATTGAAGCTCCATTATATGTTTTTAAACATGTTGATACATATAAATTAGATACAGTTAGCTTGTCTAGTAGCACTATGTACACGCTAACCTCAAGTAAGCTTAAGGATAAGGATTTTGGAGCTAAAATATTTAATCCATCATTAAGTTATATAAATGAATTAATTGATTGCCACGCTGCCCAAGAAAACCGAAAAGAGAGAGCAAACACTGAAGATATTTTATTTAATAATTTACCGTCTGGCTTTATTCAAAAAAGATTTTGGTATATTAATGGGCAGGTTATAGAAGATATTTTAGAACAAAGAAGAAAACACAAAGTAAAAAAATGGAAAATAATTTGTGATGTGCTTGAAAGGGTATTAGTGTGATAAATAATGAAATGGAAAGAACTCTTGAGGAGGAGTAACATGAAGAACAAAAAAGAAATCCAAGCAAAAATTAAGGAATATGAAAAAGCTAAAGATGAATGTATTGAAACTGAAGAACACCAAGACTTGGGGAATATTGAAGGGTGGATTGAGGCATTAAACTGGATTTTGGATAAAAAATATATTGGAAATTATTAGGAGAAAAAATGATGAAATACTCTAAACTAATGGAAGCAGTCTTCTACAAGAACACAGACCTAATTAAGAAGCTACTAAAACAGGGTGCAGATTGTAAAAAAAAAGAAGACGGTGAAAGCCCATATAGTATAGCTAAAAAAAGAGGCTATGAAGAGGTGTTAAAAACGTTTAACTCATGGCTGAAATACAAAGAAAAAGAAGCGGGAAACATCAAGCAATAACAACAATTTACACTTTGTTTCATTTTATTTTAAATTTAATTGATGTTTTACTTGACAATTATCTCTAAATAGATTATATTGCATATATAGAGTTAAGGAAAAGGTTCTTAGCTAAAAAGTAATAAAGGAGATTGATTATGAAAAATTTAATAAACGAAGAAATGACACTAGAAGAATTAAGCAATGAATTACTAAATCTTGGGTTTGAAGATATCTTTGAATATGGAGAAAGTTATGTTATAGATAATAAAAGCTTTGATAATGGTGTTTATAATGTGGAATTTGACATTGTAGATGATGATGTTAACGGCAATTTAGATATTATTATTAAGGTTACAGATATATGTAAAATGTAACAAACAGTCCTGAGTATGACTCAAAAAAGACTCTTAATTTAAAAATAATAGGAGGTAATTATGATTTTTAGTGCATTAGGTTTATATAACGTAGTAGGCTTTGATAAAGCTCACAATCCAAAGCATTTCGATTACATTACAACTGTTGAGTTGTTTGATTCTGAATACGGAATTTACCAAAACAAAGAGACAAAAGAATATTTCAAAAGAAATACATCAATCACGACATTTGATATTACTAGATTGAGTACAGACGAATTTAAAGAATATTTAAAAGCTAGAAGATTTTAATCTATATAGGGTAACATGTTGATGGCGTTTTATAATTTTATAAATAACACAATATATGGTTAGAGCAAAATTGATGTGTTGCCCGTGGGGGTGAGATGTGAAAACAATAAAAAGAAAACACTTGAAAAAAACGTTAAAGCATTTAAGTTTTAAGTCTCACAGTTTAACTGAATATTATGATAGTTTAACAAAAGAAGAAAAAGAGAAATTCATAAAGGATAGAGCTAAAACATTAAGAGA